GCGGAGACGTTAGAACGAGTTTCGAACTGAGAGATGACCTGGAAAAGATCATTATAAAATGTCCTACGAATCCTCTCACGAATCTCATTAAGATCCTCTGAAATCTCGGCGATTCCGGGCTTCCAGTTTCCGTAGGCTGGTGCGAATCCTGCATTGTTGGCCTGCATCATTCCCGCTACATAAGTGGTTCCACCAGGAAGCAAGGATGCGGGTTGGTTCTTAAGTTGTATATCAGCAACCATCGGTGGGTTAACAGTTTTATCGATTGCTTGAGCTTTGCGTCTAACTTCCTGTTGGAGTTGTTTGATATCTGGCAAAGCATCCATTCCGGGAGATCGTCCGTATGCATCGTTAGAGACAAGGTCCCAACGAACAGCAATACAAGGATTTTCATGGAAGCCCCGCTTACGCAAGAAGCCGGGAGCATAGCTAATACCGCCCTGCGGCGAGGTCGAGCCGCCCCATTCCCAATAACACTCTCGGAAGGCGAAGTGATCTGGAACGCCAAACCTCCGGGCATCATCGTTCGGCTCGATCCCGTGAGCTACGATGATCTCGCGAGTTAGACCAGCCTTGCCCTCGTCATAGAGACGCTGGACCTGAGTGGAGGAATTCTCGTAACCAAACTGATTGACCACTTGATCGATGGTCATTGTGAATTCACGAAAGAAGATCGTTGGGTTGTATTTGCCGTCGTTATCGAGATAAAACTCGCCGAAGCAAGGATTATAGCAGTGAATAACATTATCGAAATCCTCGTATATGAGCATCACTGCTGTCCCAAAGATAACCAGATCGAAATATACAATCGCTACGGAATTGTAGAAATTGGATTCCTGGAACACGAGCATCATCAGACGTTCGCACTCTGAGAGCCACAAAGATGTCGGGCTCGTCTGAGTAGAATCGATCCGGCCAATCTTCAATCTGAACCAGGGTCTGGTCGGAGAGGAGATACCTGACATCATCCCGGACGCTAAGTTCCTGGCCGCAAGAGTCCCAGTAGAGTCTAATATGTGCTGATTGATCGGAGAACCACGGGTCATCTGGTTTGGAGTAATGAGCCATTTATACCTACGTGGAAGAAGGAAGTCGGCTAGTTCGCGAGCGTGGACCCACCAGCTATAGCGATTGACACGCAGGCCTAGCAGCCGCTCATTCACATGGCGGTGGTAGGCAAGGTCTTCATCGCTGACGTAATTAGCGGGCATTAAATTTGCTTCCCTTTCTTCCTCATTTCCTCCATCTGCTTACCAACAGCCTCATCGCTTATACCGCCTTGCATATACATTTCTTGAGTTTTGAGGCCTTTATACTTATTTCCCGGATCAGTGACTGACCGAAGGTCTCCTGGCTTCATTGACGTCTTTTCGGCGCCTCGCTTAACAATGAAACCACCATCGGGGTGCCGGTTGATCTGCTGCCAATCCTCTGGAAGATTATTGAGGTTATGATGTAACTCCTCGCCAGGCCCAAGGCCATCGGTTCCACCGAACCGGCGCCTCTGGATATCCGCGCCCAGCTCCATAGCTCGCTGCACATCACCGTTCTTGCGCATCGTACCGGTGGACCAGCCGTTTTCCGGATATTGAAATTGCTCAGGCACCGTTACCTCCTGATGGGATGGAAGCCAAATACGGACTTTTCCTCATTCTGAATCGCGCAACCGGCCGAATCTCAACCGGCTCAACATCCGGACCCGTCGAGATATCAAGTTCGGGCACGGGTTTCGGTGCAGGTGCGCCTTCTGGTGCGGTTCCGGCCTCGGTTGGTATAGCCTCGTGCCTAGCACGACTTCGCGTCATCGCTGTAGAAGGCGCCTGGCCCTCGACTTTCCGACTCCAGTCGCCAGTAAAATCTCCAGAGGTCACATTCTCGACCGAGCCGTATTTGGCCTTCATCGCTGGTGTCATATTGCCCCAAATTGCAGTTTTGGCCCAACTCGCTGATTTGCCGCTGGCCCTTTGCTCGTTCTGCCAAGCTGGCGCATCTGGATTGGCCAGATGAGCATCATACCCAGCGGCGCCCTGTTGATGGATCATGTAGATGTCTGGCAGCGTGGCAGGTCGACCGTGCTTCCGCTCGAATGTCTGCTTCTCCTGAGCTATCTTGTTTGCTGCAGCCCTCGTGTTTTGTTGTGGATCGTAGATGTCGCCTGTACCACCACCTGCGCGGAACTCTGAATGCGATAGCTGAAAGAGCCCATGATAAGAGCCCGTTTGTGCGTTAGGATTTCCGCCTGATTCCACAGCCATTATCTTTCGCAGCCAGCTTTCGGGGATATCTGTGCGACCAGCATTCTGCGCGATGTAGTCATCGTCAGGCATCAGCTAAAACCTTCGCCAATCCCTTCCGCAAGCGGCGGCTGGAGATCCTAGCCAAGGCGGCTAGGATCGTCTGAGCATCCTCGTGCTTCGCACCTTTAATCAGCCACCCTTTGACATCGTGGTAGCTCATGTGGCTATACAGGTTCTCGAAGCTTGTATCCCTGCTCAATGGAAAACCCTCCCTAGGCCACCGATCAGCTCGCTCGCGATCCAGAACGCGATCGCCGCCCAGCCGAAGTGCCAACGGCCCTGCGCGGTCATGATGCACGCTGCGATTACGGCGAACACAAAGGCGAAGCACAACAGGATCAATCCGACGTTTGCCATGAGCGCTATCCCAGTTTCGATTTCGCTATTTGACCAGGACCGGCGGCTGCTCCAAGGAACGTTGGAACGCCTGCGTTGATGCTCGCCTGCCGCGATTGCGCTGGAGTCGCCTGTGGGGCGAAGCTCTGTGGAGCTTGCGCTGCGGTAGGCGCCGGTGGCGGAGTTGGAGGTGCGAGCGGGGCCGGAGCAGCAACAGCCGGCGGGACTGGAAGAATTGGGTTGGCGGGAGAACCCAACGGAGGCGCTCCGCCACCACTGAAGAGATGACCAAGGAAACTCATGCAGCGTTCCTCCGCTCGTCGGCGACGCCATCCATCATGAACTTGGGATCGAATGGGTTATACTCCGATTCGACCAAAGGCTTCTCCGGACCATCGCTCCTTCCCTGATGCGGGGCGACAGGCATAGCGAAGGTCAATGCAAGTGCGTCTGCGAGGTCCGGAGAATCGATGCCCCGGTGCATCATATCTTCTTTCTTTTCGAGCTGGATTTCGTTCTTGACAGTATAGGTATACGTCGGGCCAACAAGCTGCGTTTTAAGATCAGCATCCGAAGGAATGGCTCCGTGGGATAACCAAGCCCGCATTGCGCCCCACATTTCCGCGCGTTTGTTCGCATAACGCTCGCCTTCGTTGCCAGTGGCCCAGCCCATACCTTGCGGTTTTGAGCCGAAATTTATGTCGAAGACGTGAATATGCAGAGCCCTAAGCTGATCAACAACGCCGCCGCCAACGCCTCCACCATCAACGAAGATGCCGTCGACTCTGTATCGGTAGAAGGCTTCTGAGACTTTTCCGGCGAGGTCCACTGTAGAGATGCCTCTAAGTCGCACAGGCGGAATGGTACGAGCATCCCGGCCTTTACGAAACCAGATGACTGATTCGTTTGCTCCGTATCGCGCAACATCAACTCCTATCACTAGGGGATCGTTAGGAGTGGAATAGGCTTCTGCGAGACAGGCGGCCTCGACAACTTCCGAGGAAATGAACTCCATCTCGCCAGTTCGCGGGAACACTCCTCGCACGCGCACGCGCACGAAATCGGAATCCTCGCCATAGAGAGTTATCCATTCTTGATGGAGCTTCGCGTTAGTGTTGAATGGCACTTCTCGAGCGTCGATCGTTTCTGTATTCCACACTTGGGCGAAACGCCCGAAACAATCCCTGAATCGACCCACGCTGCGAGTTGGATTCCCAAAGACACACCACAGAATTTCTGTATCGATATCCGTGAGGGCGCCTTCGGTGGTTTCCCAGATGCTATCGCTGATGTAGCTCGCCTCGTCGAAGATGACGAGCAGGCGTTTGCCTTTGTTGTGGAGGCCGGCGAACGCCTCTGGGTTGTTCTCGGACCACGGGATGAAGTCCAATCGCCATGTCATCTCGTGGGTAGGATCACTGGACATAATAGAAGTGGCAGTCATTCTAAACAGATGACTGCCAAAGAACAATCGGTGCCACTTGGCAAGCTCAGCTCGCGTCTTTGTCTCGAGCTGGGTTTTCGTGTTCGCGGTGACTACACCGCGCGTATCTGGAAACGTTGCCAATGCCCAGAGGATGATCCACGCGACACACGTTGACTTGCCGATTCCATGGCCAGAACTTCGTGCGATTCGTATCATGGCTTCGTTGATCACGTTGCCTGGTCGATACCCTTCCTTCAGTTTGGCACTTATGTGATGCAGCACGCGCAACTGCCACTCGGTTGGGCCGGTCATTCCCTCGAGTTCCCCCTGGCCCCAAGGGAAACAGAACTGAACGAAGTCAGCAGGGTCGTGCACGAAAGCGACCAGCTTATCAAAATCCAGAGGTTCTCTCACTTGTCACCCTCCGGTAGGAGGGCGGGCGATCCAGCCGAGGCGGAAGCATGGGAGGGCTTCCGGGTGGCGGGATCAGCTGAATCGCCCAAGCTGCGAAGATAAGCGCGTCGCGCTGCCTCGATGCGATCGGCCAGGCCGTTGGCATCCACATTGACGTTCGTCTGGGTTTTGCCGTGGCCAAGTCGATCTGCGAGATTCACGACGTTATCGAGAATAACACCGGCGGGGAGCTTCTCGCCTGCCTCGTGCGCATCAGCATAATCGTCGAGGAGGTCGCTTTGCAAGCGGAGCGACTTGACAAAGTTCTGCTGGAGCATCTGTCGAGCATCCATATGCCCTTCGATGTCCTGCTCGGCAAATTCGCGCCGATACATCTGTACTAGGTTCTGGAAGGTCGGGTCGGCCAGGAGGATCGAGATTCGGCTGATCGAATAGCCGGTTTCGGCTGCCACCTCGAAATGTCGCTTCCCCATCGCGATAGCGCGGGCAAGCCAATGATGGCTATCGCGAATCCGCTGGAGTGGTTGCAGGGGGATGAGCCGAGCCTTGCCCGCGTCGATGTCGAGCAGTTCCTGGTCGAGCTTCGTAAAATCCAGCTGCTTCACATCGATCACCCGATCGATGGCCAGCATTCTACACCGCGTCGCGGTGTTGTCAAGCCGATAGTTACAGATGGATGTAATAAACGCCGTTTGGGGTACCTAAGAGGTACCTTGCGGATTCGAGCGGCAAAACTTTGGAGGGGTGTATGTTGGGGGCCGAGCCCGAGTTTTGGCCCCCGGTGGGGCCTCGAGCGTCTCTGGGGCCTCAGCCTCGCTGCCGCGAGGCCACGAAGCGTAGTCAGCGCTTGGCCACGCGTATACGCTCAGTAGTTGCCCTGATGTTACGGTCGACGACTCTCATGGGACGCGATCGACTCATATCCAGTTTTTGCGCATTGTCATTCTCATGGTGCAGTGCGGTAGTAGGTACCGCGTGGGATTACCACGATGTATCGTCAGCTGGCCGCTCGAAAGAGAGAGAAGAGTAATGAGATTTTTTTTTTTTTTTCAGTCACCAGCTGGAAAAACTGAGAACGGTCCCCCCAGTGTTAGGCTTATCAGTACATGGCGTCCCATGACGGGACGTCACCGTAACCCCAGGGTCATTACCGAGCTGTGGCATAATTGCAACAGGCTCAGCAATTTTATTTCGTACGAATTTACGCCGAATTTACGCGGAGCGTGATTGACAATCGGCTCGAACAGAGCCATTCTCGCGTCATCGGCAAACCCGCCGAAACAATGGGAGACCACTATGGAAGTCCTTATCAAGAAGTGTGACCGCGCGATCACCGTCGACGAGAGCCGCGTGCCAGCGCACGTCAAAGCGTACATCGCCGAGTATGGCTGGCGTCAACGTCTGAACGACTCCATCGCGTCGTTCAAGGCGGACGAGTCCGACGCGGACGAAATGTACGCCCATGTTGAGGGCATCCTCGCGCGTTTCTATGAGGGTGACATCCGCGCAGCGCGTGTTGGTGCGCCTCGCACGGCCGAAGGCCTTGCCCTCACGAAGGCACGGGCGACGGTTGTGGCGGCTTGGAAGCGGCAGAATCCGAAAGCCGATCTCAAGTCGTTCACCAAGAAAGACGCCTTCGCGCGGGCATACCTCGCGAAGCACCCGGAACTGGTGGACATCGCGCGGCAAGAACTTGAGGTTTCCAAAGACCTCGACCTCGACAGCCTCGAAGTGGCGTAACCAGGCCGAAACGGGACGGGGGCGCGAATGCCCCTGACCGTCCGAGCGTAATGCGCTCGCTGATGATGGCCAGTCCGCCACCGATCATTACGCTGGGTGACAGCCATGACCAGTGAAGAGTTTATCCGGAAATGGGGAACGCACAGCGCTTCCATCGTCATTCGTCATTTCCTCAATGGCCATTACGATGCGAACGAGTACGAAACGCTAAAGCAAACAATGCTCGAAATAGCCGATGATTTGGCCAGGTTGTTGGAAGCAAACCAACAACGCTGAACACCGCCAACGGCGGTCGCGTCAGGGCGATGGTTTCAAACGGACCATCGCCCTGAACATTTCTTATTTGAGACCATTGACAAAATGGCGAGCTTGTGGTACACTAAACAATGGGCAAATCGCCCCGCGAAAACCATAGGAACACAAATGCAAATTCAAATACCAGATGTAGTGGCAATTCCGCTGACCATCGAATATTTGCGCGGCATTGAAATTGAGGATACAAAAACGCGCCAATATATCGAGATGGCCATCCAACGTTTATTGAAAGTGCAACGGGAGGCGCGCTAATGCGCCTCCATCCATTCAGCGAAGTCGTTACCGAAGTCGGTCGCTTGATCGACGACGGCGTAACCATCTACCAGCAATTCAACTGCGTCGTGTGCGGCATCAAGCAAACGATGGCAGAGCCAAACAAGCTCTACACCCAGGGCGTGTGCGAGGAATGCGGCGCGACCACGAACATCCAAGAGGATGGTTGCAATTACGCAGCCGTTTTCGGGAGGGCACAGCCCAGGCAATTCCATTGTAAGTGTGGTCAAGCCTTTCGCACACAGCGCGAATTGACAGTCCACATCGGGCTGCTCAATCCGCACTGGCCAAGAAGCTCTCCGAGCGACGAGCATGGAGTCCGACTATGATCAGGACCATCATCACCCACCACTGGCTCTGCGGCGATTTCACTGTTAACTATGGCAGCGCCGCTTGGCCGTCGCATTCCATTCTCACGATATTCTATCCAGAGGACCTGTCATGACCAACGGCGAGCAGCGCTCCGATCTCAAAGGCGAAGCGGCGATCTTCGAGCGGCTGTGGCGCGCGTCGGAGAAAGAGTGCGCTGAGTTGCGAGATGAAATCTCGCGGCTAAAAGCCGAATTGAGCAATGCAATGCGAACGCTCAAGCAAAAACCATGACCACCGAGCAGCGCGCCATGCTCCACGCGCTTAGCGCCCTTCGGCTCTGCCGGGACGAGATGATCGCGATCAACGAGCCATGCGATCATGACGTTGGTATATGCTGGTGCGCGTTCCATTTCGCGCTCGATAAGGCGCAAGCCGCCATCGATCTGCTCAACAAGGAGACCTCCCGATGAAGCGCGAACATTGGCAAGTCATAGCAATATTCATCGCGTTTTTCGCGTTGGTTTACGTTATAGAGGTGTGGCAGCTCGAGATCGTCAAAGCGACGTTGTTTGGGCTTTCGCTTATGATAATCATGGTTGTTGCACTCGTTGGCATAGCGAGCGCAGTGATAGGAGATTCGCGACGTGAGTGACTATCCTGTTCCACGCCACGCAGCCTACATCTGGGCAGCGGGCGACAAGCTGATGGTGGGACTCCCACCGCGCAGCGGTGAATTGCACGGCCACACTGTGGCGTTGCCATACAACCAGCATGGCGTAGCTATGCTTCTGCGCACGTTGCGCGAGCGCTCCGAGAAGCCGGAGTCATTTATCGGCACGAAAGCTGAACCAACACAGTATCAACTCGATAAATGGCTCTCAGCCATGGCCGCGCAAAAGCGCGAAGCGGCAAAGGCGGCGGTAGCCGCTGAGATAGAGGAGGGCCTCGCGGCCCTAGGACTATAACGATGAAGTTGACGCTTGATCTAAGGGGATTGGGCAATTATGCTTGAGAAGCAGCCCCTTAGCGCAGGAAGAGGGTATGCCCAATATATCCTCTTCCTCTCTGTTTGGTTTCTCGTGTTTGACACCGCTGATGCAGGCGAGCGTCAGCTATGCCAGCTTGAGCCTAAGGACGCATCGTGGCACTTCAGAACCAAAATCCCTCCGATCGACGCCAAATGCTGGTACGACGGCCCTCGGATGAAGCCTCGAAGTGAACTATACTGGGCCGAAGCACCAGCATGGAACCTCGATGGACGCTTCAAGGGCGCTCCCGAAGGATGGGATCACAAGGAATAAGCCAATGCCCTATCTAATCCTACACAAAGTTCGGGGCCAGCCAGCGTTCGACGTGGCGGAGCCGATTCAGATCGGCAGCGAGCACGAGAGGGGCTGGATAATTCCAACCAGCGGGCACAGAGCCTACCCTTATAGGCATTGGGACCTTAAAAGCCTGGAGTACGCGCTTCCTGGTGGTCTCGAAGTGCTTCTATTTCCACCTTGGTATTACATTCCCGACGACTGGCCCGACCATTACCCAAACGTCAAGCAACCGCCAACGGCGCCTCGCGAATACAACTCACTAGAGGAGTTAGGATTATGAACCAGCGCGACCTCGACAAGGTGATGACTGAGACCCTCGACAAGATCGAAAACCAGCTAATCCCTCCAGGTTCTCACGTTCCGTACAAGAATCAGACTGAACTTAACACTGCCGAGAAAGCCATCGCCAAATCAGGGCCGAGGCCGCGTGGCACGGACATTATCGAGCTTCTCAATCGAGTAACCGATCTTCTGGATGAAACGAAGAGTCGAGTTGATGACGTTCGCGACAGACTCTCGCTAATTCAGCGATCCATCGGAGGCGAGTCGTGATGGACCCAACTCTTCGACTTGAATGCATTATTAGCTTGGTTGAAGCGTCCGAGTTGACCGGGCTGTCAATCGCCACTCTTCGTCGCCGCTATAAACATCTGATTCGACATCTCAGTCCACGCCGGATTGGCATAAAGCTGCGCGACGTGCTGTCGATCGGCGAGCCCATCTGATGAGCAAAGTTCCCAACCGCCTTAGAAACCAAATGCAAGACTCGTTGCTTGTGGGAAGGTGCACCCGCTGCAAACAGCCTTGGGGCACGTTTCGCGTGGATTGCTATCTTGTGATACGTTTCGGCTTTGGCACCAAGTTTTGCGAGGATTGTTGGGAAAAACTTTATCCGTTAGTTCAATGTATGGCAGCGGTTGAGAATGCTCGTAGACACTGCATGGAAGTTTTAGAACAATCCGAATCCCTCGGATTGTACATAGAGAGAGGAAGTCATGACAAATGAAAATGGAAGTGGTAACGTCGAGAAGATGTCTGACCCGTTTGTGATTGAACGCTCGCTTATCGGAGTTGCTCACGGCTTCACTGAGATCGCCGAGCGCGTTGTCAATCACACTCTCGAGCCAAAGGAGGCGCGGGAGGCCACAATGGCGCTGAACGGCGTTACCAATGTGACTAAGGTTCAGCTCGCCGCCATTAAGGTGTTCGAGCAAGCCAGCCAGAGAGCGAAGGAGGAGGCCGCTCGCATCCTCGGTATCGCCGCTCCGGCCCTGACAGACCAGACTTCGAAATAGTGTCTGTTCCAACTTTGGGAGAGCAGTCCGTCTGCTCTCCCACCTTGGAGGTAACAAGTCTTGAGCGTCCCAACAATCGGCGACGAATACTCCCAGCTTATGGAGAACCTCCGCAAGGCCGAGGAACACGCGGCGATGATCGCCCACCTCCATAACGCCGAGCGCAAGACCGAGATCGGCGTGATGTGGCTGGCGGTGAGCGAGAACTTCAAGAAGCTTCAACACCAGCTAACGCAATTGGCAATGGGGAGGCTGCAATGAAAGAGGAACTCGGAAGAACTTGGCTGGTTTATACAGTCAGCTTGCGAGCAATAAAGGATGACGCCATTAGAGAGTTTATTGCCTCTAATGGTGGAGTCCTGGTTTCGGTCAGAACGCCAAAGCGAAAGAGAAAGGCTCAGGAAGTCACAACTCCCCCGGCTCAGGAGCCTCCAGGAGGATTGGCTAATTGGATGAAGCAGAAGGAACCTTCAGATAGCGAATGGTTCGCTGCTGGAGGAGCTACTAAGGATAGAAAATGACAGTCAGAGCGCTTACAAAAAGGGAAGAGGCCAGGCTAGCCAAGCTTGGAGACCCGTTTAAGTGGGTTCTTATTGTTCCTGAGGTGAACTCGCCGTCCAGAATTTACGGTCCATTTGCTACGTTAGAAAAAGCTCGCGCATACCTCCCTGGCGTGGATGGCTTCATTCAGGCTCTTTCAAAACCAGAGGAACACTAATATGACATATGTCCTAGAATACGACGGCAAAACGCTCGAAGCTACCGAGGAGCAGACCTCTATTATCGAGGAGGCTCTCAACTGCAAGGATAGCCTCCTCATCAACGCGCTCGCCGGCGCGGCCAAAACGAGCACCTTGCAGTTCCTCTGTAAGTACTTGCCCAACGACATGCCGATCCTCTCACTCGCCTTCAACAAGCGCATTGCCGAGGAAATGCAGAAGCGCCTTCCGGCCAATGTGGCCGCTATGACGCTGAACAGCATTGGTCATCGCGCCTGGTCCGGTCAGACTGGCCGGCGCCTGACCGTCAACAAGGACAAGTCCTACGACTTCCTTAAGGCGCATATCGGCGCCCTATCGCGCCGGAGCCAAGAGGTTCAATACGATATGTTTGCAGACACTCTTGCGGCTATCCGACAAGCTAAAATTGCTGGCTACATCCCTGAATCGATTGGCAGAAAAGGTCTCTGCACTGGTGAAGAGTTTTACAGCTCGCTAGAGGAGGACTGTTACCGTGATACAGTTGATGCGGTCCTTCGCCAGTCTATCGCGTCGTCCCTCGAGGGCGTCATTGACTTTGACGATCAGATATACATGCCCACACTGTTTGGAGGCGTTTTCCCAAGATATCCGCTTACAATGGTGGACGAGGCTCAAGACCTTTCGTCGATTAACCATGCCATGCTCGAAAAGCTCGTGCCCAATCGCCTCATGGCAGTGGGCGATCCGTGGCAATCAATTTACGCTTTTCGTGGGGCAATCACTTCCAGTATGCAACGACTCAAAGAGCGCTTCTCAATGCGAGAAATGACGCTGAGCGTCAGCTTTCGCTGTCCTCAAGCTGTCGTTCGCAAAGCGCAGAGCCGCGTCCCTCACATGAAATGGGCGCCTTGGGCGCTTGAGGGCGCTGTTAGCGCTCGAGCCCCTTGGGCTATCAATGGCGACACGAGCAGCACTGCGATTATCTGTCGCAACAACGCTCCGCTCTTCGCGTTGGCGCTCAAGCTTCTTCGCGCCGGCCACGGCGTTCAGCTTATTGGAACAGATATTGGCGCGGGCTTGCTTCGCACCATGAAGAAATTTGGTCCGGACGAAATGCCTCGCAAGGACGTTCTCCAAGCTATTGAAAGGTGGACAAGTGAAAAAATCGACAGTGGCAAACCGCCTGGGCCAATCTACGATAAAGCTGAATGTTTCCGCGTTTTTGCAGAATACGGAGAGACACTCCGGGACGCTGTTGCATACGCGGAGCTTCTCTTTAAATCCAAAGGACCCGTCCAACTTCTCAGTGGGCATAAGGCTAAGGGTCTCGAATGGGATTTCGTATATCACCTTGATCCTTGGCGAATACCCAGCAAGTGGGCCAAAGAACCAGAAGCGCTCGAGCAGGAGCTTAACGTCGAGTACGTCATCACGACGAGGGCGAAGCGCGAGTTGTTCTTAGTTAACCTGGAGGACTTCAGTGAGCTTTAATCGGACACCGCTAGCGCTCGAAGATGTAAAGCGGGTTCTCGATAGAGCGCTCAACGCGACGCGAGGGCTAGAAGTCAATTTCAAAACGAGAGGCGAAGCTATTTATTGGCGCGGTCGAGCCAATTACTTTCGGCGGCTCGATCGACGTGAGAACGCTCAAATCTATGACGAGACACACATCCTACACAAGCAGTCGATCTACGACAAGCTTCGTCTCGAATTAAGCGGGACGGCAGTTCTTATCAAGAAGGTCGAAATGGCCCTGCCGGATATGAGGGAGATCTGATGTCCGAGAAAATTCGAAAATGTGAAAACTGCACCTTTTTTGACGAAGAGGGACCATAATGACTCATGACGAAATCAAAATTCCATTAATGACTCTTGAGGGTTTGGAATACCTGATTATTAAACCCTCCCGCTTTGGTGATCCAAACAGTGTAACCGTGGTGATTCCCAAAGGCGCTTTAATAACCGGAGTCATGGAGCTACCACGTAGCTTCTTTGACCTGGTGGCAAAGTCCAAACTGACCTGCTAACGGAGGGTAAAGGTGGAATAATGCCCCGTCGCAAGACTGACCTCTATCACCTCCACACACGGCTGCGCCCCGATCAAGTGGCGAAGCTCAAGGAGAACTTCCCTGCCAAGCCCATGGCCATAATCCTTCGAGAATTAGTCGATATGTTCCTTAAGAACGCAGAGGAGGCGAAGCGTGCCCGACACAATCGCTGAATTATTTGCAAGGAACCCGCTTGAAAAGCGCTACACCGACGAGGAACTCGACCGAGTGATCGCCTATATGCGTGAGCGCCGTAAGCAATCGCTGCTTGGCAAGGCCGCCCCAAAGCCTAAGAGCGAAAAGCCGATTGGCAAAGACCCTGACAGCCTGGAGGATTTGGGACTATGACAAGAGATGAACATCTAGAATGGTGTAAGAAGCGGGCGCGAGAATATCTCGATCGTGGAGATATCCAAAATGCTATCGGTTCAATGGGCTCTGACCTAATGAAGCATGAGGAACTTAAGGACATTTCTGCTAGCATGATGCTGATAGGCTTATTCTATCTTAGTACGCATGATATGGATGGCGCAAGACGATGGATTGAGGGTTTCAGATGAGCACCGCAGCGGTAAGCCCTTACGACGGCAACATCCAGTTCGCGTGGGACTCCACCAGCCTTGGCTGGCTCAAAGACTGTCCTCGCAAATACTTCTATCACCAAATAGAGGGATGGCGCGCAAAGAGCGAGAATGTCGCTCTGACCTTCGGCCAGTTCTATCACCAGGCTTTGGAGCTTTGGGACCGCCTCCTCATCGATGGTGTGGATAAGACCCACGCTCTCAGGGAGGTTATTGGAATAACCTTAGTCAACAGTTATGGCTGGAACAGCGACGACACGAAGCGCAATCGCGAAACCCTCATTCGCTCCATCGTTTGGTATCTGGATGAGTTCGCCACCGATCCACTTAAAACCGTGACGCTCGAGAATGGCAAGCCCGCCGTTGAGCTTTCATTCCGAATGGAGCTTGACTGGGGACCGCCTGGCGGTCCCCCATATCTGCTCTGTGGTCATCTCGATCGCATAGTAGAATTTGGTGGTGGTCAGTACGTTACTGATCGCAAGACCACCTCGCACACTATCGGCTCAGACTATTTTGGTCGCTTCGACCTCGACAATCAAATGTCCCTCTATACCATTGCTGCCAACGTGGTGTTCCACACCCCCGTTAAGGGAATCATCATCGATGGTGCTCAAATAGCCGTAGGCTTTACGCGCTTTGCGCGTGGAATGACATATCGAACACCTGCGCAAACGCAGGAATGGCTTAACGATCTGATATTCTGGTTGCGCCAGGCCGAGACCTATGCCGCAGCGAACTACTGGCCAATGAACGAACGAAGCTGTATGCTTTGCAGCTTCAAGCGAGTATGCTCGCAAGACCCGTCGGTTCGACAGATGTTCTTGGAGAGCGACTTCGAGCGTCGTCCTTGGAATCCGCTAGAAATCCGCTAACAAATGGGAGATTTATCATGCGCGGACATAAGTGGAGTGCTGCACAACATGCGAAGTTTAAAGCCTCGATGAAGGCCAGAAAAATCACACCGGTCAGTCATAATCATCGGCCATTACTTTACACAGTCAGAAACGGACGGATCGTCCGCTATCATCCAAGAGTCCGAGTGATCGTTACATGACGAAGCAACTCAGATTCATCTTACCACTCGCCAAAGTCCCCGTAACCGAGCGGCGTGGCAACTATATGCTAATTCGGTTAAGTGGCCCGAGCGGTGAACCCTACAGTATGCTGTGTATGCTGCCCGATAGCGCTGATGTCCGCGTAGGCGACATCTTAACGCTTTACACAGAAGTACTCCGCAAAAGCCCCCACTAATGAGAGATGCATATGCCAACATTAGACAAGCTGACGGCAAGCCCCGTAGTCAAACTCCTGATGATAGGCGATAGTGGCACAGGCAAGACTGGCTCCCTCGCCTCCCTTGTGAAGGTCGGTTATGACGTTAGATTGCTGGATATGGACGCCGGGTGGGAAAGCCTCGCAGCGGCTGTTCGACGAACATGCCCTGAACGACTTTCTTCGGTCCAAGTCGAATCCTTCCGAGATAAGTATCGCCCGTCTGCAGCCGGCCCAATTCTTGAAGGAGCACCAACAGCGTTTACTAAAGCTTTCGGTCTCCTGGATAAATGGGGAGATCTTGGAAATCCTCGCGAATGGGGACCAAATGCCGTCCTTGCTATCGATAGTCTTACCTTTCTTAGTGACGGAGCTTTCAACTGGGCCTGGGCCATGAACCCAGGAGCCAAGGATCAACGCCAGATATACGGAGCCGCACAAGATGCCATCGAACACGTCCTCAATTACATTACGAATAGAGACTACAATACCAACGTCATTGTTACAGCGCATATCAGATTCATCGACCTTCCGGATGGAACTAAAAGAGGCTATCCAACTGCTGTTGGGCAGGCACTTAGCCCTACAATCCCTCGGTATTTCAATAGTGTGGTCCAGTGTGTCACCCGGCCCGGGGGAGCCCGCACAATCCAAACAGTCTCCACCGCCCTCATAGACCTGAAGAACCCTGCGAGCTTCGAAATGGCCAAAGAGTTGCCGATTGAGACGGGGTTGGCAACTTTTTTCCAAACCGTCAAGGGAGCAAAGAAATGAACGAAAGCCGACGAAAGAAACTCGTATCAGTCATAGACCTCATCGAGAGAGCAAAGGTCGACATCGAAGAAATTAAATCCGACGAAGAGGACAGTCTGGAAAACATGCCAGAAGGCATTCGCAGCGGAGAGGAAGGAGAACGAACAGAGGAAATCGTAAACGAACTCGACGAAGCAGTAACATCGCTTGGTGATACACAAGATAAACTCAATGGAGTCATAGAGCAATGAGCACCCTCGAAGAAATCCTGAATACACGCGCGAAGGACATCGAGCCGCCAAAGGCACTGCCGTCTGGTACGTACCTCGGCATCGTGGATGGAATGTTCGAGCGGATCGAAAGCCGTGAGAAGAAGACTCCCGGCTATCGCTTTCGTGCCAAGCTTATCCGCCCGATCGAGGTCGCCGACGAGCAAGGCCTTGCCGATGCGGGTGGTTGCGAAGGTAAGTCTGTCAGCATCGACTTCTACGTGACCGAGAACAACAAGTATTTCATAAAGCAGTTCCTCGTTGAGCACCTCGGTATCGAGGAGGGTGAGAAAACCATCCTGGAACTAATGAGTGAGAGCCCTGGGCGCCAGGTCGGCGTCGTCCTTCGACAGCAGTTGTCGAGGGGCACTGAACCTCGTATGATCCACGTTCTCGCAGGGACGGTGCGGGTCTAACAAGCGAGCTGGAGGGGTGCTTCGTGGGAATCCCACGAGGTACCTCTCAAAACACGGCGACCTCCAAAAACGGAGAATCAAGTGGACTTAAAAGCAGAAATGACCAATTTGGCTGCTCGTTATTGGAGAGAGCAAGATTTGAAGAATACTGGCACCTATTTTATTAAGTGTCATAACTTTGTAAAGATTGGTTATGGTTCTGATTGTAGACAGAGGCTTATCGAATGTCAAGTTGGCAATCCATACAAACTACAACTTACTCTCGTGTTGCCAAGTAATTTTGAGTACTCCTTGCACGCTAAGCTTAGAGACTTGCATCATCAAGGCGATTGGCATCACATAGCGGGAAGGCTTCAAGACTTTCTCGAGAAAAACTCAATACTTCCTCCCAACGAATGGGGAGCATGATGACTTCTGGCGAATTCAAAGCAGTCGAGCTCTTCAGTATAATAATCAATCGAGACGCACGCCAGCGGCGCGAGCTAAAAGGTATCGATGAACTAGCAGAGTCTATTCGCAATCGCGGGCTCATTCATCCACCAGTAATAACGCGGGACTATCGGCTTGTCTCTGGCGAATGCAGAGTTGAGGCTTGCAAGATTCTTGGGTGGACTCATATTCCTATTCAATGGGTAGACGAAGTCGATCTTCATGAGCTTAGAGCAATAGAACTTGAGGAGAATATAAAGCGCGTCAACCTAGAATGGGAGGACGAATGTCTCGCTGTGAGAGAGTACCACGAGAATAGACGCACAATAGAACCAGAATGGAGCCAGGACGACACGCAAAAAGCTCTTGGATTCGGCGATCGCTCGATCGTTACAGACCGGCTCACAGTCGCTGATGCGATTGTTGCTGGTAAAATAGATCCAGCTAAGATGACAGGCATTAGTGTTGCTCTAAATATACTTACGCGAGCAGCTGATCACGCTCGTGCAGAGCAAGAAGAACTCAGTCGCACTTCTATCGCTCAAATGTTTGGGGCTACAGCGCCACCACATATTGATGAGTCAATACTTATAACAGATTTCGTTCACTGGATCAAGACCTACGATGGTCCCAGATTTAATTTCATTCACTGCGACTTTCCCTTCGGTATTGGCGCTGGTAAAGTTCAACAAGGCATTGCAACTCAGGTAAGAGGAATCTACGATGACACGCCAGAAATTTATAGAACACTTTGTGGCGTACTGTTTGATGGGCTCGATCGGATTTGTTCTGATAGTGCTCACATCGTCTTTTGGTTCTCAATGGCTAACTACACTGACACCCTCCGACTCCTCAAGACTCGTTTCGAGGTCAACCCCTTCCCTCTTGTCTGGTTCAAATCCGACAACGCTGGTGTATTGCCTGATCCCCAGCGAGGGCCCCGACGTATTTATGAAACGGCCTTTTTTGGTCATAGAGGTGATCGCCAAATTGTGCGAGCCGTCTCGAACGCTTACGCTGCCCCAACCGTCAGGGACGGTGGTCATTTGTCCGAGAAGCCAGAACCGATGCTTCGCTATTTCTTTGGAATGATCGTTGACCAGTTCACCTCGATCTTCGATCCAACCTGCGGTAGCGGCTCTGCGCTCCGCGCGGCTGAGAGCCTCGGCGCAAAGCGCGTTCTCGGACTCGAGATGAATGAGGAGTTTGCTAAGCGAGCCAGAGTTAGATTATCACAAGCACGAACTCTAAAGGAGCTGTCAAAATGATTAAGGAAAAATGGCCTAAACTAACAGTTAAGGAACTTCACGAGTTACAAATGAGGTTTAATCGAGACTGGCAAAAAGGCATAGAACTCTACGTTCCCGGATATAAGGGCGGTCCAAGCGGGGACATAGTGCTGCACATGATCGAGATGGGCTGGCGCCCAAAGCGGCGATGATAGCGCTCATCGGCGAATCCTGGGGCGAGAACGAAGAACGCCTTCAGCGTCCCTTCGTGGGAACCTCAGGTCTCGAACTCGCTAAGATGTGCGACGAGGCTGGTATCATCAAGATGTCGTTTCATGACCGCTCGATGGCGCAGGCGTACTGGTCCACTCGAGACCCCAAGTTCGTAGCTGCGATATGGGACGCCCATCCAGAACTCTACCTCACGAACGTGTTCAACATCAGGCCGAGGCCGACCAATGACATCGCAAACCTATGTGGCAGTAAAGCTCAGTCTATCCCTGGCCGTCCCAGTCTCAGCCTTGGAAAGTATATTCTTGCTAAATACGCTTCTGAACTTAATCGGCTTGAGAAAGAACTACTATCCCTTAAGCCCAATCTTGCGATCGCAGTTGGAGGAACTGCTGCGTGGGCTCTCCTTGGACAGCCCGGCATTCTTAAAATTCGAGGAACTGTCGCTTGGTCCAACCTTGGTATCAAGTGCATTCCAATCGTCCACCCCGCTGCCATTCTCCGCGAATGGAAGCTCCGAGTCATCACCGTCAGTGATCTGATCAAAGCCCGACGCGAAAGCGCATTCCGAGAAATTCGCAGGCCGCAACGCGCCGTCTGGACAGAACCATCGCTAAGTGATATGGAGACCTTCTATGAAACATACATCCGCGAATGCAAACTCCTCTCCATTGACATTGAGACAGTTGGAACAGAAATTACTTGTATTGGATTCGCTCCCAATGAGCGAGTTTCACTTGTTGTTCCGTTCGTTGACCTCAGAAAACCAGATGGAGCTTATTGGATCAATCTTGACCATGAACGCGCAGCTTGGAAGTTTGTTAGCCGCTGCTTACGCCATCCATGCCGAAAGGTTTTCCAGAACGGAGCCTTCGACCTCTCCATCCTCTATAACGTTTACGGTCTAGCAACCGCTGGTGAGTGTGAGGACACGATGCTGCTGCATCACGCGCTGCAGCCGGAAATGCAGAAGGGCCTCGGGTTCCTTGGGAGCGTTTACACGAACGAGCCGGCCTGGAAGCTTATGCGATCGAAGCACATGGAGACCTTGAAAAGAGATGAATAAGAAACACTTGAAGCTCGTAATAAAGGATGGTCTCAGCACGATTTACTACGAATTTGATTCGGTGCTGAACAAAGCTTTGGCTCTGCATTACGTACAAGAGATGTGTAGAACCTATCAACTCGTTAGACCAGGCTACAAGAGTAAGAAGAAAAAGAAATGACCAGCATCTTCCCAGCGATGCTTATTGTGCTCGACCTCGGTGCCAGCGCCGTTTACACCGCCTATGGCGACTGGCGCCGAGCAGTTTACTGGTTTGCGGCGGCGGTCCTAACCTTGACGGTGACGATATGACAGAATTAGAACTGGTCTGGCTTGCTGGCCTGCTCGAAGGAGAAGGTAGTTTTCATGTTGGCCGTAATTACTCAGGAAGAGGTTGGTATGTTCAGGTAAGAGTCAACATGATCGATAAGGATGTAATAGCTAAAGCGGCAGCTTTGATGCAATGTAGTTGCCTTCTTCGATACGAACCATCTATGCGGCGAAGAGGGTATAAACCTCAATATAAAGCAACGCTGCATGCGCAACGTGCAATCGATCTTATGTACAAGTTACTTCCTCATATGGGAGATCGCAGATCAGCGCGAATAAAGGAGATCATAAGAGTGTGGGAAGATAGATATAACCATAAACCAGCTCGCGAATACAATACGCTTGAAGAGCTTGGTCTATGAAGATTATTTACACTGACAAGCTTGAACGCCCTCCAAGCTCTGAAACAGAGAAGTTGTGGATTTATAACGGCCTGGATACTATGGTAACTCAAGAAGTTTTCAGAGCAATAGAGACTGATCTGAATGAAACAACACGAGCCACGTATGAATTCTCGAAAGCTCTTCAGGGCCCTACGATGGAAATGAAACTCAGGGGAGTTCGCATCGATGTCCAAGTCAGAGATCAGTTGGTTCGAGACTTTGAGAGCGAGATTGGAGAGATCGAATATCATCTGCAACGAATCCTTATTGGAGGAGTTGGTGTCTCAGCTATCAACTGGCGATCCCCTGCACAAGTGTCTAATCTCCTTTATAATGTCCTTGATTGCCCGCCCGTGCGACGAGCCGGTAAGACTACTGTCAACCGAGATGCGCTCGAAAAGCTTAAAAGCTATTTTCTCGCAGAGCCTCTTATTAATCATATCCTCGCGTGCCGCGATCTTCACAAGAAGATTGGAGTTCTCAAGACCGAGATTGATTCTGACAATCGGATCAGAACAAGTTATAATATCGCTGGAACAAACACTGGACGATTCAGTTCCAGCTTCAGCGACTTCGGCACCGGAACAAATCTCCAAAACATAGAGAAGCGGCTTCGCCGTATTTTCGTCGCCGATTCAGGAATGAAGTTCGCGCAGTTGGATGCAGAGCAGGGAGATAGTCGCTGTGTCGGAGCAATCGAATGGAACCTCTTCCGCGACGGTGCTTACCTTGACGCTTGCGAGTCCGGAGACCTCCACACCTCAGTGTCTCGAATGGCGTGGCCAAATATGCAATGGACTGGAGATATACGAGCTGATCGTGAAATTGCAGAGCAGCCCTTTTATCGACAGCATTCATTTAGACATATGGCCAAAGTTCTCGGTCATGGAACTAATTATATGGGCACCCCCTCAACGATGGCTGTTCATACAAAAATTGATTCGGGAGTCATTGAGAAGTTTCAGTCCGCATACTTTAGAGGCTTTCCCGGCCACCTCTCTTGGCACATCTCCGTCGCCAACGTGCTTAAGCGAGATGGGTTTCTTGTTAGCCTCATGGGGCGAAGGCGACACTTCCTAGGGCGGCTAACCGAAGCAGAAACCATTCGCGAAGCAGTGGCCTACGACCCACAGGGATCGTGCAGCGATATCCTTAACAACGGGATGTTGCAGGTCTGGCAAGCCAATATCTGCCAAGTTCTTATGAATATCCACGATGCTATTCTGGTCCAGTATCCACAGGAGCGCGAAGATGAAATAGTCCACCAACTAAAATCACTGATGCGTCACCCCGTAGTGCTCCAGCATGACCGGGTTATGGAACTGCCCTACGAAGTCAAGACCGGCTGGAACTGGGCAGACCACTCCAAGGATAACCCCGACGGGCTAAAAAAGTACAATGGCTGTGACAGCCGCTGTCGCTCCGAGGAGATTAAATGATTGGGTTAGAGGCTTCGTTAGGCGTACCAAGCACTTCCCGTCGCCTGAAATCCTAAGAACATGGGCGGGAATTTCAGCGGTGGCTGGAGTTCTCGAGCGTAAGGTTTGGGTCCAGACGGGGGGAGACTCTCTCTATCCTAATCTCTACGTCATTCTCGTGACGCCGCCTGGTGTAGGTAAGACCGTCATGCTCACCCAGGTCGAAAGACTATGGCGTGAGATCAGTGAACTTCATGTCGCGCCCACGAGCATTACTCGCGCCGCTCTCGTTGACTCGCTCTTCGAAGCGAAGCGAACTATTGTAGATATTCGCAATCAGCAGACGCTCAACTTTAATTCTCTGCTTGTGGTGTCGGGGGAGCTTGGTGTCCTAATTCCAGTTTATGACAGTGAGTTTATGAACTCGCTCACGGCCATCTACGACGGAGCGCCTTACGACGAACGCCGACGCACAGCAAAGCTGCATATCAAAATTGAAAAACCCCAGTTGAACCTTTTAGCTGCAACTACCCCCTCGTATCTTAACAACCTCATGCCGGACGGGGCTTGGGATCAGGGATTTATATCTAGAACAATTCTAGTCTATTGTGGTGATCGCGAGATCGTTGATGTGTTCACAGAGAACGTTTTCGATCTCGATCGAATGGATTTGGTTATCGATCTCAAAGCCATCTTTGGCCTTCATGGCCGAATGACTTGGACTGATACTGCGAGGGATATCGTTCGTGATTTTCACTTAGCCGATGGCAACGTGCAAGGAATGCAAGAGCCGCCAAAGCACCTAAAGCTCAACCACTACAAGACCCGGCGTACAGCCCACTTGATAAAACTCTGCATGGTTGCCTGCGCCTCGCGTGGCAATGACATGCTGATTAACGATGGCGATGTCGGCTGTGCCTTCGGCTGGCTCCTCGGAGCCGAGCGCGTTATGCCAGAAATATTCTCCGCGATATCATCAGGTGGTGATCACGCTATAATCGAGGATGCCGCCCTGTTCATTCAAACTCAGTTCTTTCGAACTGGGAAGCCAGTTCCAGAATACGCCCTCGTAAGCTTTCTGAAGAACCGCGTTCCAGCTCACAACGTTCTTCGTATGATAGATATTATGGCGAGGGCCAAGATTGTCAAAGCTGCGATTGGTCAGGCTGGCGGTATCGTGTTTAGTCCTGGAACGCAAGACTAAGGTCTAACCTCATGCTCGCGTTTTATGATGGCTTGCAATGCTAATCCGTAAGCTCGTCGCGCATTGCCCAATCCGTTTTGGAAATTGCCTGGATGGCGTGCACCATCGGCAAGCCACACCCCCCACAGTTTCAGGAGCTGCGCGTGATAAGCCTCATCAAGTGCTCGTCGGTCCAGACGCAGCAAAGTGGTATCGAGTGGCACGTCGCCATAGAGATTAATATCAGTTATTGCTTGCGCTGGTGCCTCGTCCCATCTACCACTGATGAAACCGGCAACCGCCATCGCAAATAAGATCACAAGCACGATCACGACGGTCAACGCAATGCGCTGTCCAATCGTCATCTGCTCGAGTGGTTTTAGGCGAATCGCCACTTGACTTTGCCCTTGCCAGAGATACCGATCTTATCGGCTAGCGCCGGTGTCAGATCTATTCCCGCATCATTAGTCGGAACTTGTCCATTCTCAGCCTCAGTCTGGTTCTCGTACTGACCCTCGACCGCTGGCCGAAAGCCCTTGATGACGTAGCCCTCGTCATCAAGATTCCAAGGGCCTCGGTCCACTATAGAAGCTTTGGAGGCACCCTTCGGTCCCTCGACGATAACCGTCGGAGCAGGTTCGTCGTACCACTTGTACGGCAGCGCCACTGCCGGGACAGTTGGATCGACTGGCTTGCCAGTGTAAGCACTATCTTGCGGATCGCCCTTGCCACCAAAAACGGTGGCAGTGATATCTTCTCGCCACCTCGTATCGAGGGGCGGCGCCTGCCCCGAGGCGCTATCCGCAATAGCTTCGCAAATCACGCCAAACTTGTTGTGGTAAATATCAACGTCAGCCTGAGAGTCCACGAAACAGACCTCGATGAGGATCGCAGGCTCTTCCGTCTTATTTAAAAAGAACAGGTCAGTTCTCTTCTTTGCCCCTCTATTCTTTAGACCGGAGGCAGCGCAGATAGCGCTGGCGACTTCTCCAGCCAAACCGACCTGAGTGACGTATAGCACCTCGCAGCCCATCGGGCTGGGGGTTGTCTTGTTAGCGTTGAAATGGACGCTGATATCCAAATCTCGCGTTTGCGAGTTATGAAACGCAACTATCCGATTCAGATTCTGGCTTTGCGTCGTGCTTACATCGTCGTGAAACTCCACGACCCCGACGCCGATGGCTTCCAGGTCAGTCGCCACACGAGCAACGACCTTTCGAGCTTCATCGACTTCATCGATAAATCCGCTCGCGCCGCGAACCTTCAGGCCATGTCCAGAGCTTATGACAATCTTCATGAATTGATCTCCTCTTAGTGCCCCCTCGGGGGCTTGGCGTGTCCAGTAAAGAGCGCACGCATCCATTGATCGAAGGTTACTGGTTGATTCTTGCCGTGTAAATAATCAACTGTAAAGGTTCCAGTCCTTCCAACCTGCGGACCCCCAATACCGAGACCGCCGCCGATTGCAGCGGTGAAATGAGTTGCCCAATTCTCGCTCAATTTCTTTCCAGTAATTAAATGCTGTGCATCGGTTCTGGCTGCCTGCGCCGTTCGTGCAGCAGTAGTAAGCATTCCTACAGAAGGCTCACGCCCATCGAGTACCCAATTAGAAACTTCTCGAACGCCTGGGATCATACCGCCAAAGAAGCGACCCACTGCTTTCGCGAGTACCGAACCCCAACTTTCGTGTTTATCACTCCAACTTAGGTTAGCGAATTCCTCCACGAGAATAGGGACCATCGCTGTTTTGAATATCTTGTTGGCCAGGCTTGGAATGTTTGCTCCAGGCTCCTCGGCCCCTCTAGCATAAGCCGCTAAATCCCAACCTATTTGCGTCTGAAAGTTGGCAGCGTGATTCCAAAAATTATAGAACGGTGTAAACCAACGATAGAGTTCGTTTCGACTTCGAGTAGCAGCTGGCTTGTCCATTAGCAGCGTCGAACCGTGCGCTCGCGTAACAGCTTTATCGGCCTGCAAGGCCGCTTCCTCACGAGAGAACCCTTCACCGAAAACCCGTTTATAGTTCATCAGCCACGTTGGGAACGCTGAGAAAGCGTCCGACCATGCAACTGGTGTTCGGCCTATATCCATTGTAACCGCTCGGATATTGAAGAAGGTTCGGAGTGTGCCAGCTTCCGATGCTTTCTTGTAAGCTTCTCGAAGAGAGTCATTAAATCTGACTTGACGATTTCGCATCATGGGCGAGTTATCCATGATAAACTGCATAGTGCTCTGGCCTTTTTCTCCCTGATCAGTAAGCTCCTTCAGAGCATCCACGTACTCTGGCGTAGGCGGCGCCAGTTTGGGCGAGTTCTGAATATCCCTTATACTACTTACCATTTCTTTAGCCCAAAGTTCAGCACTCGCTTTCGCGAGCGGTCTGAAGCCGCCTTGCGTGGCGCTAAGCGCCGTGGCCGTCAAGCCGTGTTTAGTTACAGTTCGAGGATTGAAAAAGATTAGACTCGAAGTGAGATTCTGCCTAAAGAATACTGATGCTCGCGTCCATGACTGAACATAACTATCATCGATGTTCTGAACATTTGCCAAATCTCGAAGCCAGCGAGGAAACATATCATAGATTTCTTTGCCCCACTTGTCTATCATAGCATCTCGAAAATCAGGATGTCGAATGATTTTATCAACGCTGCGAATCGCTTCGCGAAAAGCAATATCATGAACCATTCCCATGATCTTGGATGGCATCAGAGCGCCCGTAAGATCAAGTGGTTCGGCATACTGCGTAAGCGCCTTCGTATAACCTTTCTGAGTTGAAGCCCACTGATAATTTGGCTCGAATAGATCGTGCCCAACAGGCACCTGGCGAGTCTCTAGCTTGTCATAAACTAGTGGCGTGTAGCCTCCATCGACCTTGCCCATTATCGTATTCATCGAACGTCTTGGCGTCTCATCTACAGGTACGCCAGTATCTCGAATGTGAGTAGCATCGGCCTCTGGTTTCAGGTAGTCAAAAATTCCCCAGTGCCCAACAACCCATCGCCAATCGTTCTCGGTCATATTGTCCTTCAGAAATTTTTCCACCTTCGCGAACGCGTCGTTAAGAATCTCGCGAGAATTCGCGCCGTAAAATTCTTCGATTGTTGGATCAACAAGACCAAAGCCCTTAACGAGCTTTGTCGCTCGTTCCTCATCGCCCATATAAAGGGCGATCATTCGAAGATTATGGCGGTTCAGTCGCATAAACCCTGTTCCGTTCCGTTTGCTTGGAATCAAGTTATTAGGGATCATATCATTGATTGAGGAATCTGTGTACTTCTGCATGTCTTGCAGACGCGAGCGCACCTGCTCTTGCAATTCTAATTCACGAGCGGATGCCTGTCTGAGCGGATTATCGATATACCGCATCATAGGTCCATTAGGATCATTCTTATCTGAGTAATCCATAACGCGCTCTGCGAGAAGCAGCTTAGCTTGAACCAATCTCCAGTTAGAACCAATCCTCTGCTTTACCGTTGGGTTCAATCGATCCTGCGGAATCAGCTTGAACCTATCGAGTCCCTCCTTGAGTTCTTTCGCTGCGGTATCGAGATCGGCTTTGCCTTCCGCGACTACAACCTTCCTGGCATCTCGTCCAGCCTCGATCAATGATCGCAGACTGTCAGAAAACGCTCGATACTGATCAACAGTTAAATCCTTATAAGCAGGTTTATCACCGAGGTCTTTTAGCCAGTAGGCTACCTCCACCTTCCCTTCAGAAGATCGAACAAAACCTTCTAATGAAGGCGTATTCTTTGGTATTGGAAATCGCTTTCCAAGACCCATATCTCCCAGGATGTTATGAATCTGATCAACATAGGGCTGGTCCACGCTTTCAACGATCTGCTTTTGACCATACCGTTTTACAGTATTTTCGGTCCATTCGACAGTTTTTTCGAACTTTTGCGCCTGACGCATAAACTGGAAAGCAACGAACCCCTTTTGCTTGGCCTGGAAGGCCGCTTTAATATCGCCCTTAAGCAGCGCTGCTTCGGCTTGACGCTGAGCCTTGCCGACGTCTCTGACGAACGTCTCGACGCTTCGCGACTGCGCAGCCTTAGAAGCTCTGAACAGATCATTAATTCGACCCTCAATATATTCTCGTGTAAATTTTGCAGGCATTCGATCTTCGATTGGGAGCATCTCCGATCGACCGAGCGTGAACATCTCATTCGCGAGGATGTCGGCTTGGCCACCTGTGCCCACCGCTTCGCGAGTCTCTTTGAGGATGTTGTCCTGCAGAACGCCGTACTTGGCTTCCATCTGTCGATTGGTCTCGGCGTCGATCAGCTGGCGTATGTGTGTTGCTGGCTGCGTTTCACCACGTCGTTGATCCAGCGTTAGCAAATCTTCGAGCATAGCTCGACTACTATCGTAGCCGAAAAGACCAGCAATATCGTCGGGGTGAACACCCCCCTTAGGCACTGTATAACGCTCGAAGAGTTGATTGTAACGAACAGGAACATCCCCTCGATTAAGTTTGAAATCCCTGACTTTCTCGCCAAAGTATCTTCCGGTTCGTAAGAACTTGTCAGCCATAATAATTGGCTTCTCTTGGAAGTCGGTGTTAACATCCTCGCGAACTTTCTCGCGATTCGTTTTCCATTCAGTAGTTTGCCGCTTCGCTATCTCGCGCTGCTGACGTGCGAACTCTGCAGAATTGGCTTCGGTAGCCTCCATTTCAAAGGATTTTGAATAATCTGCGAAAACGCTCTTGGTCATGAATCGGCTGAAAGTATTTTCATCAAAGAGCGGTTTCAGCCAAAGCTCTCGCTCTACAGTTTGCCGAGCAGGGCTTTTTGGCTTGATGGTCTGACGATCGACGAGCGATTTACGAGCTTTAAGAAGGTCAATATCCTCAGGGCCGAGCCCAACTTTTTCAGCCTCGGCAATCTGCGTCTTGAGACTTTCGGACAGGGCTTTAAGCTGCTCGTTATCAACATACAGTTCATCTGGTGGGTATTGCTCCGGCTTTGCCGTCTCGAGTGCCTCGCGTTCTCGCGGCGTTAATCCTGCTGGACGAACTCGCGTATCACCTTTCAGAGCTTCTCTAAGTTCTGGTGTTGCAAACGCATTCCAGTCATCAAGCCTAACACTTACGTCTCCTCCACCCTCTCGAGCCATCTGTAACTGTTTTTGAAAGTCTGGCTGCCACTTAAATTCTTCTGCCGCTCGATCTCCAAGGATCGAGTCGATCGCATCTGCAGAAATGCTAATTCGCTTATCGCCAACAGCAGATTCTACGAATCCCTTTGTAGCCTCAGGGCTGAGTTGCTTCGTCTTGGTGGCGTCCAGCGCTTTGGAGGTTGCCTCAAGGTTTGCATTGTCAGTTTTTGATTGCTCGATATTTATACGATCCAAATTATAGTCAACACCTGGCTTTGGCGATTCACCGGCAGCATGATAAAGTCCTGCTGTGCTCAGAGTCGTATGAATGGCGGCCAAGCCCGCCATAGTCAAACCTTCCGTAACCTCTTTTGGAAAGCCTGTCGCCTCTTCAATAGGCCTCGAGACCAAAGCTCGATAAGCGCCTATGGCAGGCGAGGCTAAAGCTGTAAACGGCCCAAATAAGAGCCCTTGTAATGCTTCGTTACGAACGAGGGTTGAGCGAATTCGATCTCCTTCGAGTTCAGCCTTGTCGGGAGCAACTCCATGCTCGACCATCCAGTTAACTGTTTGTTCGACAGTGTCTTGAACCTCTTTAGAGGGAGGGACCGTTCCAATCAGTTCTGGGATAGCTTCAGCAGTTTGTTTGACGCCTCCAGCCGCTACATCATAGATGTCCCTTCCTACCTGCCGTAGCATATTGCCCGCTTTAGCGAGCTGTTGCGTATCAACCTGTGAAATCGATCCAGCCCAATCATACGTTGCGAAGTAGTTTCGAAGGACGGGGTCAGTTCTCGCGAGATTAGCGTTCTCTGCTGACTCGACTTCTTGATTGAATCGCTCGGGATCACCACTCCCAGTCGAGTATGGCACGCCAGCTTTTGTCGCATTTCTCAGCGTTCGCGCAGCCGCTTCCGGCGAAGCCTCTGGCGTGCTAGCGTTAATCCCCGCCGCACTCGAGTTCGAGTCTCTTATTATATCGCGCCACTCTGCTTCTGTCGGCATTATTTCACCTTACCAGCGGCTTTCGCCTTAAAATACTGATTGTAGATATTAGCAACAGTATCAGGAATACCTTCGGCTCGAAGCGCTGCGCCAAGCTTCTGGTATTGGTCGTCAGGGATATCGAGCTCGTATCGAGGTGTTCCAGCAAGGTGAAGGAAGCCCTTCCCTGGGCCACCAGGCTGATTAAGCAGTAGGTCGGTCGCTATCTCATTAAGCTCTTTATAATTTGGTGTTTTACCTGGGTGAGCTTCTTTGAAGCGGTTAAGCGCTTGAGAAAACTTTCCCTTAAACGCCAGTTCCTCATCAGAATCGTGGCTGATTCCAGCGTTTCTTACACGCCCTCTAACCGACGAATAATAACGGTCAACATCCTCGTCCGGGTCGGATTTTGCGAGCAACGCGTCCTTGCGCTTCTCCAGCAGCTGCACTTGTTTATATGTCAGGTTCTCTCCTAGAAGGTTAAGCCCGACGAACTGTTCTTTCGTAGAGTTCGACCGCGACATTCCGTAGAGCCTATCAAAGTTGTTATCCTGCTCGGGTGTTGATTTCTCATATAGGCGCTTTGTCTTGGCCATAAAATCCAAAGCAACCTTCTGATTTTGAGCGGATAGGGAGTCAAAAGTAGAACTCATTTCTGGGTCGTTGCGAAGTGCGTCCATATTGACAATACGCTTTTCATCACTCGAACCGATAATAAAGTTTTCAACTTTGTTGAGGCTGGCGATCTGCGTGTCTCGATAACCAGATAAACCAAGATTAACAATTCCACGAATTCTAGACTCGGTATTCTCCTTTAGATAGGGGTTTTCCGATCCCTCAGTCGCCTTCTTCCCACGTTCTAGCATTTCTTCGAGCTGCCCTGGTCCCTTGGACGGATCAAAATCACGAGTAGCACGTTGCGCTGCGAGCAGCGAGCCAGTCCCGGCCTCGCCCCGCAGAACAGCAGTATGCGCTTGTTCACGAGTGTCCGGCTCCATAAAATTCTTATACTCTTCGTAAGATTTTCGAGCCAAGTCAGGATCGCTGTAGGCGATGTCCTTTATTCCTTTTCCAATCGCACGACCAGTGTTATGCTTGATACTCAACTGGCATGTATCGGCTTCATCACCCCTGTGTTCGCACTGAGCAATGCTCTCTTCTCGAATATTTTTCAGGTTAGATCGAACGGCGTTAGGGTTATGCAAATCGATAGCATCTACATAAGCGTCTAGGCGAGCTTTACTCGCTCGATCAGCAGCGATCTTCGCTTGATTGCCCGCACGAGCGCCAGCGTCTACAATGGCATAGCCGACTTGGCGTGCCATAGAGTTGTCAAGCATACTCTTCGCTTCAGCATTCGGAGCCGTAGCCAAATATTTCTCGCGAATACCCTTTATTTGTTCTTGAAATCCTGGCAGGGCGTTTACAGCATTCTGCCCTTCAAGCTTGTCGTATTCGGCCTTGGCTTGGCCGATTTCCGTCAGAACTTTAACGTCATTGTCCTTAGCCCACGTCTCATTATTTAATTGCTGAAATGCTATGGCGCTTTGCGCTAGCTTCTCGCCGACTCCTTCCTCAGCCCCTCCAAGCCGTGCGATCTCCTTACCTTTCTCCCTAAGTTGCCCTCCATAGCCAATAACCTGACCGCCATACTCTCGTTGAGCAGCACCAATACCACCGCCAAAGGCGGTCTCTTCCGCGCCTCGCGCCTGAAACGTCGGAAGCGGCCGGACCTCCGGCGCAACTTCAGGAACTGCTCTGTAGGGAACCTGAGGCATTAAGGCGTTCCCCCGGGACTGAATACCCCAGATTTATAGAATCCAAGAGCACTCTTCGAGATCGAACCCGCGCTACCGAGGAGCGAAGCTTGTCCCGAAATGCCAATGGCTTCTTCTTGCAATTTATAGCCAGCCGCCTCGGTGTCGTAACCAGCCACACGATACTGTCCGGCGGTTATAGCGTTTTGAGCCGAAGCCGTCTCAAGGTCAGATTCGGCTTGATAATTCAATCCCTGAATTTTGTAGCCATAAGCTTGCCGGGCGGCATCCGATCTAATTGTAGCCTCATCGAAATCTGCAAGATTGATCTCACTCTCGCGAACACGAGTCGCTGAGGGACCAGAAACAGACAAACCACTAGCCGCTTGCGCTACTGTAGTCAGTCCTAATTGTTCTCGAGCGGCCATACCCCGCTGTTGAGCTTTAACATCACCAACTGCGGTGGCATAGGCTGCATTTGAATCAGTAAACTGCTTATTGAGCTGAGCCACGGCGGCTCGATAAGTATGCATGTTAGCTTGCGCTTGGGCCTCCAGCGCCGCGCCCTGCGCCTGAACTAGCGCGCCATGAGCTTGAAGCTCAGCGCCTTGCTGCTGGATCGGTATGGCTTTTTGAGCTTCCTGCGCTCCAGCAATACTCGATCCAAGCGAAATGATGCCAAGCGTCGCTGCAACTGGATCAGTCATCAGGTCCTCCTGAGATGAAACCTAATAAGACCATCACGAGGCGTCGCCACACGAAAGCCTAAATGAGGCGCTTCCATACGAAAGCCTAACCATTTCAACCAGCGAATACTTCGGGCTTCGCCCTCGATGACATGACCCTCTATAACTTTAAACATTTTGAGTATATCTTGAACAACCATCTGCGAATGTCTCACCAATATAAATGGGTGCTTACCAGCCAAATCCGTAGTCACCAGCCATAGATAAGCTCGATCGCTCAGGATCGTTGGTGCTATCAAACCCCAGACGGCGGCAACCTCGTCATCGATTAGCCCCGCCCAAGACTCGAAGCTAAGCGCGAGAAACCTCTTGAGATCGCGTTCTGCGGTTGGTTGATCTTTGATGTTACTTCGCGCCACGACAGCAGCCACATCGATGAGATTGGCTCGTTTAATTTCTACTTTCATTTGCCGCTCCCTGTATCTCCCACAGTGATTTCGGGCACGACGCCAAGCACCGTACAAGGCAGCGGATCATCGACCTGAAGGCAAATCTGTCCAGGAACGTCCCACAGCGGGTCCATAATAATGCGTTCATCTGCAGTAATTAGCGGAATATTCTGATCTATAAGAGTTGTACGATTAAGCTCTTTAATCGGAACCAGCGTACTGAACGTCCTTCCCGCCTTGAGGCCGCGAGAATCCTTAACCCGCACTGTTAAAGCATTGACCTTCTTCCGCTTTCCTTGAATGGTGTTGGCTTCTTGTCCAAGATCAAGATACATTGTCTGGAGCTGAGCTTGGAAGCCGAGACCGACAGTGACGTGAGTGACTGGCGCTGGAAGGACTACAGCCGTATTCTGTACAGTCAATCCTCTAATAACACCACCATCGGCCAATACAGATACCGTTTGACCTTCAAGATGGGATAGACCAAATATTGTATCACTCGGTTGATCAATAGCCCAGAATCCGTTAAGGACTAAATTCGGCCGGCCCCTTGGATTTACATCATCTTGCAACAGATCAGTGAATGGAAGGGTTATCCTACCAAGCACAGCACTATCACTCGCAAATGAAATGACGGTTGCCTTGCCACCAGCAGCTCTAATAACCCATCCAACCATTTCAGGCCCGAAGGTAGCTGGAGAGGCAGCGCTAAAAGAAACCTCTGCACCAACAAAATTGCCCCTCGGTCCTATGATAATGTTTAGATCTGATGTCGGAGTAAAATGGCCAGACGTAGCCCCAGCATCTACACACCAAGCATCCTCTGCACCAAATTGAAATGTTCTCTCTGCTATGCGTTCTATCATCTTTATAAAGGTTCCATCCGGTCTTGGTCTATCCACTACTACATAGGTAGCGTCAACTGTGCCTTCAGTAACTGTGCAGATGGACTTAAAGTTTCCCAAAGTATCATGTTTGGCCCAACCATACATATCTTGCTCTTTAACCACAGTCAGCGAAAGCAAAGCTCCATCATCCCTAACTGCCCAAACAATCTTAAACGGCTCCTCCGCATAAGCCCATTCAATAATTTGGTGACCGTAAAATAGGTGGCTCGACATTACAGAAATGTCATTGCCCGTGAAGATATTGGCATAAATATTATAAGCTAGATCACGAACTATAGAGCCTTTCTGTTGAACATACAATATATCGTAGTTGATAAGAATAGGCGGGACGTCATTAGCTCCAACATAAGCTTGGGCAGTGGCTGTCACAGTAGTTGGCGTTATCGGGCCTCCCTGCGTAGCTACACCGCCCGCTCCACCACTTACTTGCCAGGCCCCTTTCGTGGTCATCATGATAAGGCCAACAGGCATTGGGATCATGCTCTTAATCTCATTAACTTCAAGGCTAACCAGTCGAGCATCGACTTCATCGGTGGCTTGAGATGGATTAGAAAAGTCAAAGTTGTAGAATGCTCCGGGCTTACTCATAATAAATTCGTCCGTGTTATTCCCGCCAAAATTAGCATATACAAGCCGCTGCTGGAAGAAAGCCGAGACCTGAGGATTTGCGAAGACGCCAACAAATGGATCGTTAGGTATCGGTGGAGATGTAGCGAAATCAGGCGCAATGTTAGAATCGACAAACGTAACCCCTGGAGCTTGCGTTATACCAATAAATCCAAATTGAGTATCTGCTGGCACAGGATCGCCAGACAACGAGGGTATTGCGCCATAAACATTGTAAGAATCAGCACCAGGCACCGCATCCCAAACTATCGTGATCGATCCACTAGTAGTTCTTAAATCCAAAACTGGCTCAAGATGATTTTGCGGCGCGGGTCCAGATTCTTGGCCATTACCATCTACAGATGTTACGGTATATTTATAGGATGCCGGCCCGCTAGCTGATGCACCAAGATTGACTACAGTAGGCGGATTAACCGTTGCGCCAAACACGGCTGGTAACAGAGTCCAATTAGTGGCTGAGATAAGAGTTAAGATGTATGGTGGAGTAAATGGAGAGGTTATATTTAATTGCGAAGCTCTTTGAGAGAACTTCAGTAGTGGCAACATAGTGAAATCCCAAGGAGTGGCTATAGTGTAAACTCTTTGAACTATACCTGCCCCAGCCGCCGGATTCCATGGATCGTACGCAGTCGAGTCGATGTCTTGGCCAGTAAATGGATCGAGAGCAAAGAAAGTATTCGTAGCAGGAGAACCGACTGTAACATATCTATTATTCATTTCTCTAATACCTATTTCGGAAATAAATATAAGATCACCAGCATTGTAATTGCCATCAAAGGCTATATGCGTAGTGAGGCCTCTAACGACGTTTGTGACTCCAATAGCCCCCTCTACAACAGATCCGCCAAGAGTTATAAATCTCAGGTAATGATCGCCGAATTCCAAAGCATAAGTAACATTAACAGATTGCTGAAATCTAACTAGCCTTACATCACGACCGGGCCCGCCAGCACATGGACGAATAAACTCCGTCCCAGCTCTCGTACTCGCGCCAGATCGATAATCAACGAAGAAATTCCGCATTCTAGCCGCGCCAGAATGGTATTTCGTGATGTCAACCCTTGCGAAGAGGCTTGGGGACAATTCGCCAGATGCAAATGATGCCTGGATGACATTGTCAGACATTTCAGTAGTACATTGTTAGTGCTGGACCCCAGTCGAACATGATGTTTGGCGAGAACTCCCAAGCCTGATAACTGATGCCTCGAGTTCGTATCCAGTCAGGAGTCACGTCGTTGATCGTTAAGCCCTCGTTCCCGTCGCCCTGGCGAGCGAGCATTATGAATTGGTTAGCCTCCTGCGTTTTCAGTTGAGCGAGGCCCTTGTCACCTGTGAGTGCGATTGCAAGTCTTGCTCCAAGCGCTGCAACAAGAGCCTGCTGGAATTGATCATCCCACACATCCGGGTTGACAACTCTTCTAATGTAGCAGAGAATAGCTTGTTGTTGATTTGTGAGTATAACTCTCTGATCAAGTCCTCCGTCTTGAGGCCTTCCGCCAGCGCCGATCTGATCGATTCCAACGTGGAATCTGACGGGAGGTCCATTCCAGAACGCTGGCGCTCCTCCTGTGACAGCAGTTGTAATTGGCACTCCACTAGCAAATCCCGTACTAAACTGAGGTACGATATATATTGCTCGTATGCAATCGGAGGGATAGGCATATTCGTAACTCCAAGGCGGCGGAGGAATCCCTCGATGCCATTGCGTATCGCCAGGATTTGGATTTTCGGGCGTGCCTGGGGCTGCGCAAATCAAATCGAGATTGCGCACATTCTTCGCGCAGTTCCACGGCGCAAGGCGCAGCACTTCATCTCGAAGAGGCTCCAACAAGAGGTTGCATTGAATGCTCTCGTTGGAGCCCTCATCGAGGGATGCTATCTGAGACCGCGTGCCGATCGCAGATAGCGCTCGATTGGCGATGTCAACTTCTGCTGTCATTCGAGCTTCCAAGTTCTAGCTTTAACTGCCCACATCTGGGCACTTTGGGCTTCGGTGATGGCAACAGAGAACAAGCGTCTTTGCTCTTCGTTGCTGCTTGCATCCCGAAGGTTGTTCAACTCGTCAATGATCTTTGCGTAGTCCCGTTTCATATCGTTGACTACCGGATCACCACTCGGGTTGAAGGTCAGACCTACAGCTTTCTCGCCATAGGTCATTTCTCGCTGGTCCACGGTCATCCTCGCTGCGATCCGCTCTTGTGAATAGTGTGACCATGCCCTGGCGGTATCCCACGACAATCATCAGCATCGGGCACTGGCTTGTGAGCCATACCATGATTCCCGCCATGAAGGCCAGGGCTTGCTGGATCATGAATGTTAGTCGGCCCTTGCGGCGGGCTGTAGTTCATCACATCCCTAGCTCTAGTAATTCCACCGCTGCCAGCGCGAGGCGCTTGCGGCTTGTGGGCCTCCTGCCCGTATTCACTCAGAATGTCTCTTGCCATCACTTCTCTCCTCTATGTTGCGCCTTCGGAGCTTCCTTCGAAGCTTTATTATGTTCTGAGGCTTTCTCATCCTCGATCTCCTTAGCAACTTTGGCGAGCTCGATTTGAGCTTCATCAAAGATGGCCTTCAGACTTGGATAATCTCTCGACAGATCAGCCACATTAAGAAGATCACTTACCAGCTTCACATCCATCATCATCTCCTACTTGTGTTTGCCTTGTGAACCACTCGGATGAATTTCACGGCCACCGCCGGGGCCGAGAGCCGGTCGGCTAGTAGTAGTTGGGTTATAGCCAGGACCGTCAAAGATGGGCCTGTGCTTGAAAGCCAGGGCCCGGCCTTGTTGATCAACGCCCTCCAGATTTCCAGCTTTCCCTTTGGGCTCGGCCTTCCAACTCTCCCGGCCGCTCTTATCCGCTCTTCCTTGTCTCATATGAGTCTCCTTTCCTAAAAGCACCACCTTGACTGTGTTCGCGGTCAAGTTCGCTTAACAGAACTTTCTCTGCTCGACCCATTTCCCTTTTGGTCCACTCCGGTGGCTGCTGACCAATACTTTCGTAGAAGGCTCGAATATAAATAAGGTTGTGGAGATGCTGAGCCAGCCGCATGATCCTCGGCGGGACCATAAGATCGATGTCGCCGTCCTCAAGCATCTCCACAGGACTCAACGGGTCAGCCGTTCCCAATGGATTGGTCATTTATCGTTGCCTTTCTTCTTCTTCTTCAGCATTCCAGTCTTTTTGTCAGCCGCATGAAACTCCTTTCCAACAGATGGAGGAATTCCGATGTTGCCTTTACCCTTTGCGGCAAGCATCATTGCGATTGCTTGCTTACGTGATGTGCTAGGCATGTCCGCCTCCTAAAAGAACCACACGCCGCCTCCGTCTGTTTGGATGAATATAGTTGTGTCGCCACCAGCGGCTTCCATGACAAGCGCCTCACCCATAGCCAACGGATCGATCGAGTCTCCAGCATCTGGAATAACATTGACTACATGACTTCTACTGTTTATCCAAACTCCCCAACCATTCCACAGCGTCGAAACCTTTGGAAGAGTGATATTAAGAGTAACATCGCAAATAATCCTGGACATGTGATCAAATGTATCGAGAATAGTATCGGTGGCGACGTGAACAAGTTGTATATTTTGATCCAGGTTGCCGGGAGCAGAAACTCCGAATTGTAGGCCGAAAGCTGGTGTTCCAATGCCCAGAGCAGTTGCGGCTACTTGAACAGTTGCAGCCGTAACGACCGGAACCATAGCTGGGGAAATAACAACATTCCCGAGGACAACCCCGGCAGCGGGCATTGGGTTGCCCATAGAATCAAATGCTAGAAACATATTTGCCCTAACAGCAGCCGGAGGAAGCTGTGCCATAGCCGGATCAATCGGACTGCCTTGTATGCACCTATCTGTTACCTCTTGGAGCTGTTGAGTCAGCATTGTTACAAAATCGAAGGTCTGTTCTATAACAGTCTGGTATAAAACACTTTGATTAGCAAACGAAGTCTCCTGAACTGTAGTCTGCTGCCTATATATTGTTATAGTTTGTCCGACGGGTACCGGAACGCCACCACCAACCACTGGATATAAGACTGATCCGCCGACGGGAGTTGGATTAGGAGCTACTGGAGGATTAAGAAAAACTTGGTATGTGGCTGGATTACCCAGTATTACATCGGTGCCAGTGCTTATGAAGATAATGATATCTGTTGGATTAATAACAGGAAATGGAAAGGCAAATAGCGTAGTAACGCCATCGCCCTGATATGTGATTGAGACATTTATGGCTGATACAGTCATGATCCGAAGTGCGCCTCAAAGATGATTCTGCCAACTGCACCATTGCCGCCAGCGAAGTCAGAGCCGGTTCCACCACCGCCGCCAGTGCCGACGGTGTAGGTGTAGGTAGCAACTGGGCTATTAATTATGGTCTCGCAGTAAGCTCCAGAGCCGCCACCGGGCCCAGTTTGTGAATTAACAGTAGACCATCCGCCACCTTGGCCACCGCCACCAGTATTGGATATAGCGGCTTGTCCTATACTTGCGAATGAATTCCGGCCTCCGCCACCTAGAACAGGAGAATCACCACCTGCGGCACCGTTGTTCACATTGATCGATGAAGGACCGCCGCTTCCACCAGTTACAGCAAGCTCATTGCAAGTCCCGCTGCCAGTCACTGTGCCACCTGTGCCACCAAAACCGCTGATCACAGTTCCACCATTGCCGCCGCCAGCAGACAGAACTGGAGTCGTGCAAGCCGGGGAAGAGGTATTTAGGCAAGATGGAAGGCCATTCGAGCCATTACCTTGAGTAAGACCACCACCACCTCCTCCACCACCACCGCCCCAAATCTTGATTCTGATCCAAAGAGCGCCAGCTGGAGTTGTGTAAGTAGCGTTGGTGCCAAAGGTAAAGGCTTGGACATTTGGAAGAGTTTGCCGGGCAGCACTAAGGGCAACGGTGACGTTAGGGGCAGCAACAGTTGCGGTTAGACCTGCGCCCGCAAGAACGCTTGCTGGACCTGTAATACCATTGAGTGAAGCAACACCTGCAACACCCGAGGTCGAGCAGACACCAATCTGGCATTTGCGGATCGCATTATCAGCGGCGGAGAAATAAAGAATATAGTCGTTGGTGTTGTTAGGCGTATTATTGGCTACAAGCCCAGTAATAGTTGATGGGCTGGTTCCGAGGCTTGCCGAACTAAGAGTTCCAAATGTAAGGACTCCACCAGTGTTGAAAGCTCCATTGACATCGAAGTCAAATGCTCCTGGAGTTTTGTTAATTCCGACTCTGTTATTTGTTGTATCAACACGGACAACCTGATTTGTTCCAGCAGCATTTGTAATTTGAACAGCTGTTGTTGAATCTGTATTAGGCTTAATGATCGGGACGTTAATTCCAGCGAATCTTGGGACATCGGTTATAGCTCCTATTACACCTGTTCCACCAAGCGGGATCGTACCCGGCGCAGTAAGGCCGACGCCTGTACCAGAATTGATAGTTATCGATCCAGAACCACCACCGCCTGGTGGTGTTGCCCAGGTTCCGTCAGCACGAAGGAAATTAGTAACACCACCGCCAGAAGCAGGGACAGCGCCAGGTAGGCTTGAAGTAAAGACGTCGATAAACGCTGTCGCATCCGCACTGGTCATCTCCCCTAAAAGCCCGGAATTGGCAAAGAGTGGGCCATTGACAATACCACCAAGAACGACAGTAGTGCCAACAGTTAGAGTATCACCTCCACCACCTCCACCACCGCTACCACAAACTGGATCTTGTCCTATGGTCGGCCACACAAGCGTTTGTCCAGCAGAGCAAGGACCAACCGTTCTCCAACCAACAACGCCAGGGCCGCCACCAACTGGAACGGCGTGGTTAGTGATATCCTGCGCAAGAGCGGCGGACGAGGCCAAAAGCAGAGCTATGAGCGGAAGGCGTTTAACCACTGTACCACCCCGTCAGATCATTCAGTGGATACAAGCGAAGTAACTGACGATTCTGCACCATTATGAAGCTCTGAACCAGCAAATCTATGGTCTGAGCCCCAAATGGTGCCACAATTATGTTACTTGCGGCAGCATTACCCCCGAGGTCTTTGATCCAGATAGCACGCTCGAATCCTGTAGCTGGCTGATAGGCTATTTCTTGAACCCACTGCACGACATCAGGAAGCTGAATTGTGACCCCACCTACGGCATTGACAAGAATGATCGAATCCCCTGGAGTAACGAAGTACGTCCCCAGAGATGTGACTAAGGTGGTTGGTTTGACTTGGACTTCCTTCCATCCAAGCGATGGGCCAAGATAAACTTTAGATTTGTGCCAAGAGCTACCACTCATATCCAAATCGAGGTTTCTGGTATTGCTGCCAGCTGGCACTGCGGGCGGCAATCCAATAACCTGAAAGGAATTATTCTGAAATGCTGTATCTACAAAGGCAGGACCAGTCACAGCACCACCCACTTGCTGAAAGGCGTTGATTTGAAAGGCATTAGCTTGGAAGGACACATTGAGCTTCCTTACTATTGCCTGATGATGGCTGCTGCTGCTGGGCGTTGATCTGCTTTTGTATCTCGAGCAGAATAGGCGCAGCAATCCGATATGGAGCATTCTCCAAGCAAGCACCGATATCCTTGATCATTTGTTCCGTGAACGTGAATGTGAACATCATGTTCTCTCCTACGCAATTGTGATTGGCGGCGGGACTTGCGGAGGTAAGGTCTGCTGCTGCTGCACACCAGCTGTTGTTGTCCGCATAAATCCATCGAACCAAGCAACAAAAATCTGAACGGCCAAAACCGTAACTGGCGGTGGACTATTACCCACTAACACAGCGTTATAGGTTTGAGCGATCCAAGACATCATCTGCTGTATGTCAGCGTCACTGATGGTGAAACTCTTCGTGCCGTTGATTGAACCGCCAGCGGGCCAGGTTATGTTGGCCGACCAGTGAGTAGGCGCTGTGCTCGGCAGAGCAGCAAAGCCGGATGATGTGACTGTGACAGTTCCCATTGGTCTTTCTCCTATTAGTTGCCTGCCATGATGACCCAATTCGTGCCATCGGACACGAGTTCTGCCCAAGTGCCTGCTACAGCTGCGAGGATCGCCGTACCGGCAGAGCCGCCAACACGTGGGACGACATTGGATGATGCACTCACAACAGTAAAGGCTGCGATGGTCTTCACCCAGAGTTTCATTCCTGGGAACAACGATGGAGCTAGCAGCGTAAGCGTGATCGAAGCACCTCCATTGAAGATCAGAAATTCATCACCTATCGCATGAGTATAAGCTGTTGTCTTTACGAGAGGCGCAGTCGTTACATACGCGGACCCAGTGCATATCCCCTGGAAATTGACATTAAAGGCCAAATTACTACTCGGGCCAAAAACCCTAAATGCGCTAGCGGTAAGATTGGCAGCAGTCTGGGTTACAACAACGGTTCCATCAGCATTAGCGTTAAGAAAAGTATTACCATTGACCTGAAAATCTAATATCCTAGACGCAGCTGCACTCGCGGTATTAATAATATTCAACAACATTCCAGTAAATGAAACGCCGGCAGCATTCCAAGTCTGTGATAAACTAAGAATCGGGTGCGAGGTCGTTACCGTTGCTCCAGTCAGCGTCAGCGCACGATTAGCATCGTCCCAGCTCGTCCCCGACATGCCAGCAAAAGCACTAGTGTTATTCCACTGAACTTGCCCACTCGTGCCGCCAGGTGCACCACCACTAGCAGGCGCAGCCCATGTCAAATCAGCGCGCAAAAAGTTAGCAGTGCCACCACCAGAAGCTGGAACCAGGCCTTGCAAACCTGATGTTGCTAGATTCAGAACAGCTGTTGCCTGGGCTGGTGTTCGCTCTTGAAAAATACCGGCATTATTGTAGAAGAAGTTCCCGCTTGTGCCACCAACGACAGTCGTAGTGCCGACTGTCAACACAGTGCTGCTCGCAGCTGGTGCTGCCCAGGTACCGTCGCCTCTCCAGAATGTCGAAGACGATGCACCAGCTCCAGAATTGAGATTTGCAACTGGAAGGTTGCCACTAACATCTGTGACAAGGCTGATGTTTCCAGCGATGGTATGGGTTGCATTCCAGTTGCTTGGCTTCACAAGAGTTGCATCAGAGCCATCGCCCAGAGTGCTTACAAAGGTGTGGGTTATCGTGAGCATGTGAGCCTCATGGAGTGATTATCCTGATCCAATCCCATTGTGCCGTGCCGCCGCCAAAGAAGAATGGCCAGTGCTGCGTCGTGTCTTCGTTAAAAGCATCGGCGGGGACAGCTAGAACAGGCACATTGACAGCTGGCCCGTAGGAGAATGCCCTTGCAAGACAACCATCAAAGAATTTGACTATCAGCCCAGATGTTGCTTCAGTCGAACCGGTAATCGGTATCCAAATGGTGCCGTAGGTATGGAATAGGCTGAAGTCTATCGGCACAGGGCCATTATTCGAGTTGCCACCTATCATAGGGAAGATATATGGGCCTGATCCGGCGTATTCTGTGGTGCTTTGGTGCCAATCAATAAGTGCATCGCCTGGAACCATATCATTGACTATGTTCTCGACGTAATCATGCTCCAAGGCATTTACGCCTGGCGGGAATGCAGCATTGGGATCGGGAACTAGCATCCCTTCCATAGCAAATGCCCAGAACACCGAAGGCACAGTATTGTGGTCATGCGCATCAAATTGTCCGTTGATCTCGAAATAAGCCGGCGGTTGCCAAACCCTACCCACATAATTGGCGGTGCTGTAGCCAAATGCTGCATAACTCCACATTATAGTATTGGTGAGAACCTGCGTTCCAGTTACTGAATAGGTCCCAGCTCCGCCAATAATCCCGCTTAGCTGTCCAGTGACTTGAGTGGTTGCATTTGGTACATTGGAGGCGGTTATGTGTTGGCCGGTGGTGACCTTACCAAACACTTGTGGCATACCTGGGCCAGAGGCATTAACAGTCAAAACGCCAGCATTCAGATTGCCATTGAACTGCGCGCAGTCCTTCGCATACGCTGCCGAGCATAAATAACCATTGGTACCAATGTTATTGAGGAATGAAATCTTCGAGCCTGATACCACTATGTTAGCAGCCAAAGTTGGATTCGGTCCGGCAATCCCAGGCCAGAAATTGTTGACGTAGATGTTGAACCCAGGAGCACGAGTATTGTTCATATCGATTCCACTTGTGTCCAAAAAGTCCTCGAAGAAAACCTGATTGTTGAATCCCCATGCGGTAGGCGGCAGCAAGCATGTCCGCCATATGAGAACTCCTGACGTTCCATCACCAAGATAAGAGTCGCTCTTGGCGGCAGTGCCAGAACCATTATCAAGTTTAATAACACACTTAACTATACCACGACCAGTAGCGTTCTGATTCGGCTTAACAAAGTCTACTGTGCAAAAGTACCAACCAGGGCTACCCGCTAATGGAGCTATTGTTGCCGGACCCGCAACAAGCCAACCTGTACCGAATGCTGTACTGACCACGGCTACCTGTCCGCCCGCTAGATCGAAGACAGCTTCGACACCGCCAGGATTAGCCGAAGGCAGAACAGGACCGACTACCGAGTTGGCGGACTCTTGATCAGAATCATTTGCTAAAATAGCGATACGTGTTCTTCCAGCCACTTGAACAACTATACCAAGGCGCAACGCGTATGTCGTAAGATTTTCGAGGGTAAAATATCCCGCGGTGATATAGTGCTGATTGTTATTGGCCGCCTCTATAAGTTTCACCGCTGTCAAAGTACCATCCGGCGCTGTGCTTGTAGCACCAAAACTCACCGTCGCAGTCGTCACAGGAGTTGAGCCACTAAAGATAATACCATATGAATTGGGATTTAGCCCTATGGCCCAGTCCTTGCCATAGAAAGCAGGATTAACAACATCAGGGATTGACCATGTTGGAGACCAAGCTGTGCCGCCGACATTATTCCAAATCGTCTGTCCAGGCCGCAACATAGTGACTCTGCTAGTAATCAAAGGCAGCACCGCTGGCACTACAGCGTGCTTAAAATTTGGTATTGTGGTAGGAGAGAAAAACATCACTGATGTGCCGCTATCCTGAAACCCGCTATGGCATTGATGCGCCAGATCGTGAACGTGAATTTGTGTCCGTTAGTAGTGTCTAGTGCATCTCCTGGGCTAGTTGGAATACTAAAACCGGTGAAGCTGATCGTTCCGGCAGTGGCACCATTTGTGACGAGCAGCATCATCGAACCATCTGCGGCCGGAGCCGCCAGCGTAAAAGCACCGTTGTTGGTGACGTATTGAAGTGGGCAGCGTCCGCAGTCTGGTGTTAATGTTCCGCTGCTCTGCGTGCCAAGATTTGAGGAATTGACAGTTGCTCCGCCAGAAACTAATTGACCTTGAAGATCAAGACAAGCAATCGATTGAGATGAATTAGGCAAGGTAAAGATTCTGGTGGATGTCGTCGGGCCACTAAACTGAGTAAATCCATTGCTCGTGCCGCCATTAGTCGAGGGTAGTATCCCAACAACATCCAACGCCAGGTTTATATTGCCAACAATAGCATGGACAGCATTCCAGTTCGACGGCCTGACGACCGTCGGATCAGGCCCGTCAGGAACAGTGTCTACGAAGCTGTGAGTGATGGTAATCACTATCAGACCTTTGACTTAGGCTCTAGCTGCTGCGCTTGAAGCTTGGCATTCTGTTCCATTAGCTGCTTAACCGTAGCCTGCAGCTCGTCGAATTGCTTCTTAGTGACAGCGCCGGCCGAGACATTAGGGGCTTGGACTTGAATCTTATCTACGACGCCCTTAACCATAGCCTGCTCTAGTTCACTGAGAATACTCTGGGAGTAGGTCATATTCAGGGATTCGATTGGATGCTTCCACATACCTCTATCGACATAATCTTGCGAGATTTTCTTGGCCTCCTCATCAATCGGTTCCATATCTGGCGTCGGATCGCCAGTAAACACAATATCTCGAGGATATTGCGGATCTTCCTTATTGCTAACAATTATGACTTGCTCCGATCGATAGTTCCAATCTTCCTCGTTCTTTGGATTGAGATAGAGTGGGACCTCGAAGACTTTGCGAAGCCGCCGGCCCGTCTCGCGGTCGGTCTCTTGATACTCCCACTCAGTCCCGGGGACACTGAGATAGTGAGCGTCCTTTAGTGTCCATCTAGCCATAACATCACCCGTCTATACTGTTAACGCCGTCGATCCGATAGGATGGAGTGCTGGCGAATCTCGAGGCATTCATTATGGTGGTTGCACCAGCGTCTAAAGGCACAAGGCCAGGAGACATACCTGCTGATGTGCCGACCGTTGCCCACACTACATCGCCAGCAAGTGCGTTTCCGGTGGTGTCGGCATACGTCTGCCCGGCCTTGTATTTCTTATTGTTGACCTGAAAGGCTTGGGTTGAACCGAATCTTGCCATTTGAGCCTCCTAGAACTGGGTATAGTATACTGTCCACTGAACCGGCCCGGTGCCGGTGATCACCATGCAAAGGTTATTGCCGCCGACAAGCGAGTATCGACCTGGCAGGGCACTAGAGCTGGAGAGCACACTTTGTGCGGTCAGAGTATGAGCGGCCGTGATATTCACCGTGTTAGTGCCGCAAGTAGCGCCGCCTCCTTCTACTAGCTGGAAAGTGGCAGCTGCCGTAGAGGTTATGTCCCATCCACACAGATGGACTCGGAAGGTTGGTCCTCCACTGACGAGTAGCGTTGTTGCTGCGGCACTGGCACCATTTACGATTCGGCCACACTGGGCAAGTTGGGCTACCGCTGGCTCGACAGGGAAAGCCAGCAATAGCCCGAGTGCGAATAGGAGCTTTTTCATCGGACTCTGAACCACGTTAAGCTAGCGAAGTTGAACTGCCACATCACCGATGTGCCAGCTGTGAGAGTCTGAGCCGAGTAGGCTGGAGACAACGCCACTTGTACCTGCGGGGTGTTTGTAGTTTGGGCCGTAACCATTGTAGTCAGCGTGGTGTTAGTTCCTAGCGTCAGAAGCTCTCCGTCAAATGCTGGATTTGGAAGGGTGACTGTCCAAGTTGTCGGAGCGGCACCATTCCACATCAACACCTGCTGCTGCTGCGTGGCGATCGTTGTGGCGGCCCCGGAGCCGGTGATCAGGGCCATTGCCGTCCCGTTGCGGACTAGATTGATGCAGAGGAACGAACTCGGACCACCCGGTCCTTGCCCGGCATTCCAGCATTCGTTGCCGCTAACGTTGTTCTGTGCGACTGGTTGGGCTATCACAGCGGTGGCTAGGGCAACAAGCGCTGCCCCAACCAACCAGCCCTTAACATTCCGCATCAGTTCGCTACAATCACCCCAGGCGGATAGCCGCCAAGGATGTTATTTGCGGTTGCGTTGTAGAACTGGTCGTGACGATCGAGCACGATACAGGCTTCGATCAGACCGGCTCCATGGGTTCCAGCAGAAGTGAAGAGCATCTGAAGGAACCTTGGCTCTACAACACCGGCTGGAGGCCGAGGCATATCCATGTCGTACAGGCGAGCGCCTGCGACAAGAGTAGCTTCGGCGTATACTGGCGAGAGCCACCAGGTCACGAAGCCCAACGGGGCTCCCGAGCCGTTATCCGGTGAACCCTGCAAGGCTACTTGAAGGCTGGTCCCGCCTGTGAAGGTAGCGGTAACCAGAACCAAGAGCTTCATTGCAGGATCATCACCGATGCCGATGTCCCTTGCACCCTGACCTGATGCAAGGACAGGGATACCCAGCATGTGTAGGTCGATGATGTTGGTGCTGGTCTGAGCACCAGTCGTTGGCTTGTCCGTGTTGGCACCAGATGCGATGCCAGAGGACGTGCCGTTGCTGGTGCCAGTGAACATTAGAAAATTGTCGAGGATCATAGCCGAATCTCCTTTCTAGACCACTCGGGCCTCGTTGTTCAGGATCGCATCACAGGTCCGAACAGGGATAGACCTGAACGTGGTGACAGGCTTGCCATCGAACTCCTCGATCCGCAACAGAACGTTCGTCTTGTTCATGGCTTGGAGGTCGAGGTAGGTTCGGATGACACGGTTGGCATAGATGACGGTACGACCCATATTCGCCCGGACCTCAGGGGTGTCTGAGGTCTGAATCGTCGTCGCGCCAGCTGGCGCTGTCGGTAGACGGTAGAGACCTCGAACGAGTAGGTTGATGAGGTTTGCTGCGTTAACACCCGTGAGTTGTGTAACGTCAATATTGGAGATACGGACAGCGTAACGCCAATCTCTGGCAACGAGCCCGATTTCCCACTTGAAGTGGTCTCGGTAGGCTTGGAACGTGTTACCACTTGCATCTTGCACAGGCCACTCGCCCATGTCCCTGTGTTGAAGGCCAGTCACTTTTCCCTTGGGGAAGGTGGCGTGCCAGGTGTCGGGCCCCCAGACGACGATCCAGAGGGACGTATTGGTGGAAGCTGTACCGCCGCCATCAAGAACGTTGGCCGCCGTCTGGGAGTTAGCTTGGTTAAGCGTGCTGTAGCGAGGTGCCAATCCGGTAAAGCGTTCCGGGTTGATGAACTGGTTCCCGTAGATCAACGTGGCGGCCACTTGCTGAGACATTCCCTCAAGGAATGCTTTGACTTCGGAGAGCCGGAAGTCCGCAGTGTTGCCGTTCAGATCAGCCACATCTTTGTCGATAACTGCGTAAGTCTCAAGGTTTCCGCAGGTATCGACGATCTGAGCGGTTGTTGACTTGGCGTTGGGCACGCCCTGGTTCAACAGCCGCCACGTTGCCTGCGGAAGGCCGGTGCGCACAGTGGTCTTGTGGCCCGTCGGAAGGTTGCCTTCCACTACCAGCATGTCATCAAGTATTTCGTTGGTCTGGGACAGAAGCTCAATGATGACGGCGACGTGATAGCCATCATCCATCCGCTTGGCCCAGTCAGCGTAGGTTAGGGCAGTTGCCCCAATGGTAGCCATGTCAGGCTCCTAAATTCGAGTTATCTCCTTTCAACTATCTGAGTTGAGTCCATCTGCGCCTTTGCGGTTCATCCTCTCTGAGGCTGGACTATCCAGACGGTAAATTCGGGTACATCGCTTGGGCAGCGGAGGGCATCGCGCCTTCTCGACGCTGACCGGCCGGAGACGGCCCTTTGCCTGCGACATGGCCGCCTTCGGTGAGTCGCGAGGCCATCTCGTAGAATAGCTTGATGAAGTCCGGGTGATTTCCCACACCAGTAGAATCCATCACCTGACGAAAGCCCTCTGCAAGCTTTGGATTGCCGGCCGAAGCCAAGTCGATCGCTTTGCTAATCGCGCTAGTCACCTGATTGAGCCTCGGGCCAAGAAACGGATCGGACTTAACTTGTTTGATCCACTGCGCTTGCATATCATTCCAAGCTTGGTATGGAGCGTTAAAGGCTTCGTTGGATTGCTTGACATGAAAGTCAACCAATTTCTGAGCTTGGGTCTGATTGAGACCATATTCTTTGAATATAGCGCCAGCTTCCTTGATAGTCTCTTCATCTAAGGTATAACCTTCCGGGACGGTAAATGGCTCGTAAGATTCCGGAGCGCCTGCGGGAGGCTGCTGATTAGCGAGTGACTTTTCTTGGGCCTGGTTGACTAGGGACTTTTCAGTCGTATCTGACGTGCTGGCCGGGGTAGTAGCCAGAGTTTCCGTCGTCGTCGAGGTCTGCGGTGTCGTCGCCATCGGAGCCGTCGTCTGGCCCTTGTCCGCTATCTGGCCGGTCGGGGTCCTTTCGATCTGACCTTCGGTCGATGGTTGATTGTCGGGCATTTCTTTCCTCCATCATCTCCATGTATTCACTGGGGCAGGATGCCATGACGTCAGCAAGCAGCCTGATTCCAACCTCACGTTGACCTTCCATAAAGGCCATTCGGTGCGCCACATCGGAGTAGCTGGTAGAAAAGATGTGGCAGTGTTCGAGCAGTTCACAAACCCACTTACGTCCGGGAGCAACTGACATAATACCACCAACGACTTCACGACGCTGCTGCTCCTCCAGTTTCGCTTGTTTCTCCGCTGCTCGAACGTCTTTCCGATTTCCTGCATCATAGGCCATTATCCAGGTGCTCCCATCATTGCCTGCAAGGCGTTGCGGCCACCACCGACATCAGTTTCACTCAGTGTCTTCGCACCTCCCGCGAGCTTGGCGGCTCGCTCTGCCATCATATCCTGCTGCTGCTGTGCGGCTTGCTGCTGGCGCTGCTGACGTCTTTGCGCAAGGGCTTCCGGCGAGCGGATCATCTTGGGGTCGTTGTTCATTAAGTTGGAATATTTCTGGAGAGTAAAGTCAGTATCAAGGTTGTCCATGACGGAGGGATCAACTCCGACGAGGCCGCCTGCCAGTTGTAAGGTCCGCTCAATTCCTGAGGTGGCTGCTGCCTGCTGAGCTTGGGAGAGCATTGAGACGTATTCGATATTGATATTTGCTCCTTGAATATCTGGTGGAGGTTGGGGCAGGACTCCGGATCGAGCCATGATCCCAAAGACTCGCTCGATTGCTGGGCTGAGGAGTTCATATTCGATCCTTTCTAGCACCGGCCCGATCATGACAAGCGCTTCAGAACGCCGTGCATCAATTTCGGTGGCGGAGACGTTAGAACGAGTTTCGAACTGAGAGATGACCTGGAAAAGATCATTATAAAATGTCCTACGAATCCTCTCACGAATCTCATTAAGATCCTCCGAAATCTCGGCGATTCCGGGCTTCCAGTTGCCGTAGGCTGGTGCGAATCCTGCATTGTTGGCCTGCATCATTCCCGCTACATAAGTGGTTCCACCAGGAAGCAAGGATGCGGGTTGGTTCTTAAGTTGTATATCAGCAACCATCGGTGGGTTAACAG